GGTGCCAATGGCGCGCGGTAATGCGTAATTTTTGGGTATTCTAGGGCCTCAGCAGTTTGTCAAACAAAATTGAACGATGAGTGACGACACGCCGGAAACGGCGGAAGTGCATCCAATCGCGCAGGGAATTCACCTGTCGATTTCATCGATCGCGGCCGAGTTCGGGATGACTCGCGAGACGGTGTCCCGCCGCATTGCGGATTCGATGCTGACGCCGTCGGGGGAGACCCGCGGCTACCCGGTGTATCGCCTGAAGCAGGCTCTGCAGGTCCTGCTAGTGCTCGGTCCGGACGGCAAGCCGGATCCGGATCGCATGGAGCCGGTGCGCCGGCGCATGCACTACCAGGCCGAGAACGAAAAGCTTGATCTACTACGTCGGCAGGGCGAGGTGATTCCCAAGCTTGAGGTCGAAGCGGAGGTCGCACGGATTCTGAAGGCGCTGGTGCAGGGGCTGGATACGCTGACCGATCGCATTGAGCGCGACTGCGGGCTGTCATCGGGGCAGCTTGAAGCGATCGACAAGGCTGTTTCTGAGATCCGCGATGAGATGCACAGCGCGCTGACGGCGCCGGAGGTCGGCTCTGTACGCACAAGCGCATGAGGTCACGCGGCAGACCGCGGCGCTGCTGCTTCAGTCGACGTTGACGCCTGCCGAGGCTGCGTCTGAGTACCTGAAGGACCACAGTCCGCCCTGGGATGCGTCGGTCGCGCCAATGATGATTGAGCCGCTGAACAATCTGGCATCGCGGCGCTACACCGAGATTGTGTTCATTGGGCCAGCGCGATCGTCGAAGACGATGACGTTCATCATCGGCGGCATTTCGTATGTCGTGAAGTGCGCGCCGGGTGACTTTCAGATCACCACGATGAGCAAGGAGGCGGCGCGCGACTTCTCGCAGACCGATCTCGATCGCGCAATCCGGAATGCGGCAGCGCTTCGAGACGCGCTCTCGCCGCGAGCACAGGACGACAACACGTTCGACAAGGTGTTTCGCTCTGGCATCCGCGGAAAGATCGCGTGGCCAGCGGCGTCTCAACTCGCTGGCAAGACGCTGCGTTATGCGTTCTCCACCGACTACGACCGGCCGGAGAACCGCGACAACGTCGATGGCGACGGCCCGCTGTGGGATCAGCAGACGAAGCGCGTGCAGACGTACATGTCACGCGGCAAGAGCGTCGCGGAGAGCTCGCCGAAGGCTGAGTACATGGATCCGAAGTGGGAGCCGCGAACGCCGCACGAGGCGCCGCCGGCGAAAGGGATCCTTGAGCTCTATAACCGCGGCACGCGTGCTCGCTGGTACTGGGCATGCAAAGGCTGTGGCGCTCGGTTCGAAGCGGCGCCGGGACTGTCGCTGTTCCAGTTGCCGGCTATGAAAGAGCTTGAGCGACTGGTGCGCGAGTCAGATCCGTTGGCGCTGGCCGAGGAATACGCGCGCGTGGCCTGTGTCCGCTGTGGGCAGATCCACACTATGGAGGATCGGCGCGCACTGAACCTTGGCGGCAAGTGGCTGCATGACGGGGAACGCTTTCTGCCTGATGACTCAATCACCGGCGAGCGGCGGGCAACGAAGATGGTGAGCTATTGGCAGGGCGGTGCGGCGGCGGCGTTTCAATCCTGGCCCGAGATGTTGATGAAATACTTTCAGGCGCTCGGTGGCTTTCTGGCGAACGGCGAAGAGAACGCGCTTCGATTCACTACCAACACTGACCAGGCGGCACCGTATCTGCCGCGCGTAGCGCAGAACCGTCGGAGCATGGAGGAGTTGAAGAACCGCGCCGAGGACTGGCCGAAGGGCACATGCCCCGAGGGCGTGCGGTTCTTGATTGCTGCCGTCGACGTGCAGACGAATCGGTTCGTGGTGCATGTGTTCGGCTGGGGCGTGAAGCTCGAAGGCTGGTTGATTGATCGCTTCAAGATCTCATCCAGCAAGCGCGTTGAAGGCGAGCGCACGGCGGCTTTGGATCCAGCGGCGTACCTCGAAGACTGGGAGCTTCTGATCACTGAGGTGATGCAGAAGCGCTACGCCGTGGAAGGCGCGACGGTGAAGCTGCCGATCCGATTGACCATGTGCGACTCGGGCGGTAAGGCTGGCGTGACATCGAAAGCGTATGCGTTCTTTCGTCGGCTGAAGAAGGAGCGCAAGCATCGACGCTTTCGACTGGTGAAGGGCGCGAAGCCGCTGGATGCTCCGACCGCGCGGGTCTCATATCCCGATGCGCAGGACCGAAAGGACCGAAAGGAAGGCGGTCGCGGTGACGTGCCGGTGTGGATGCTGAATACGAACGTGCTGAAGGATGCCGTGATGGGCGACCTCGCACGCATCGAAGTTGGGCCAGGTTACTTCCACATTCCGAAGTGGATCGAGAAGGACTTCTATCTTGAGCTCGCAGCCGAAGAGAGAACTGACAAAGGTTGGAAGAACGAGAACAAGAATCCGAACGAAGCGCTTGACCTGCATGTGTATGCGCGCGCGGGCTGCAAGATAATGCGGGCCGATCGGATCAACTGGGCGAATCCGCCGAGTTGGGCGCGCCCAGTTTCTGACCAGGCTCTTGCAGCAGACCCGGAGCCAGTGCTGACGGGCGGCGATGATGACGATGAGCCGCCACCGCCATCCGCGCGGCCGGTAGTTCAACAGCAGCGCCAGCCGAAGCACTGGTCGCAAATGCCGCCGAAGCGAAAGGGCTGGGCCAAACGATGGTGAAGGGGAAACGACCGTGAATGAGCGAACAAAGATTGCAAAGCTTCGGGTAGCAGAGCCTCTGCTAATCAGGGCGCTTGGGCTTCCTGAAGATACAAAGATTCGAGCGATTGAGTTTGGCGACTATGTTGGTGAGCTTCGATTGATAATCGAACAGGGTCATCTTCAAGAGTTGGCTCCTGGTGCTGCGATCCCGGTCGTCAGTGCAGAGTTCTCTCGTGACCAATACGGCTTGGTCAGGTTCGAGGGCTGGAAATGACAGCGTCGAAGATCCCATCAGAGTTGATTGCCGGTGACACATGGGCATGGACGACCGAGTACGGCGATTACCCAGCGCCGACGTGGGCGGCGACTGTCTACCTGCGCAGCGCTGGCAGCAAGACGAGCTTTGCCGCTGTCGCAAATGGATCCTCGCAGTCGTTCAGCGTGCCAGCGGCAACGACTGCGGACATCGCGCCCGGCCGGTATCAGTGGACGACTCGCGTCAGTGATGGCGTCAACGTGTTCACGGTCGACAGTGGATGGGTCGAAGTCAAAGCGAATCCGGCAATCGCTGGCAACTACGACCCGAGATCACCTGCGCGCAAGTTGCTGGATGCTGTACAGGCAACGCTCCAACAAAAGGCGAGCGCCGATCAACTCGCTATGAGCATCGGCGGGCGCTCAATCTCTCGTATCCCATTGCCAGAGCTGCTGGATTGGGAGACGCGATTGAAAACTCAGGTTGCGACCGAGGAAGCCGGATCGAAGTCTGGACTTGGCCGCAACATTGGCGTGAGGTTCAAGCGATGACAGCCTGGTACGAAACGCCGCTTGGGAAGGCACGCATCACAGAGATCGCTGAGGCGAAGGCTGAGCGCGAGCGAATTGCTGAACAAGCTGCAATCGTTCAGCGCGAGAACGAAGAGAAGAAACGTGAGCGCGTGACTGCTGGTCGAATTGCGCGCCGCATGTATGCGGCTGCGAAAACCAATCGACTCACCAGCGATTGGCGGGGCGATGATTCGAGTGCCGATGCCGAACTGGTCTCAAGTCTTCGCCAGCTTCGTGGCCGATCCCGCCAACTGTGTCGCGATTTCTCATATGCCAAGCGTGCGAAGCGGCTGATCGTCAACAACGTGATCGGGCCGAACGGCATCGGCATGCAGGCGCAGGTCAAGACGAATGGCGGCGATCTGATCACGCGCATCAACGACGATATCGAAGACGCATGGGACGAGTGGTGCGCGGCGGACTCCTGCCACATTGGCGGGCGGTTGCACTTCACTGCGTTTGAGCGGCAGTTGATGGCGCAGATCTTCGAAGCTGGCGAGGTGTTCGTGCGGCTGCATTACCGCGCGGCCGGTCGGTCGAAGATTCCACTGACGCTTGAGCTGATCGAATCGGAGCGATTGGCTGACGATTACTTCAGCCCGGTCACTGCACTCGGGGCCGGAAACCATATCCGCATGGGTGTGGAGATGGACCGCTATTACCGGCCGCAGGCGTACTGGTTTCGATCGCGCCATCCTGGCGATGTGCGATGGCCGAACCAAGGTCGTGATGAGTATGAGCGCGTGCCTGCGGCAGAGGTGATACACCTCGCGCTCGTTGAGCGTTGGCCGCAGACACGCGGTGAACCGTGGATGCACGCCGCCGCTCGCCGACTCAATGATATGGACGGCTACAGCGAGGCCGAGATCGTCAAGGCCCGAGCGCAGGCAAACGTCGGCGGCTTCATTGAAACGCCGGAGGATGTCGAAAGTTTCGGCGAGTTGATGGACGACGGCAGCGCTGAGATGGAAACAGAGGCGGGCGTGTTCAAGCGCCTGAACCCCGGCGAAGAAGCGAAGATGCCGCCGGCCACTGCGCCGAACAGCGCCTTCGCTGAGTTCATGCGTGCGATGCTGCGCGAGGTTTCGGCGGGCGCCGGCCCGAGCTATGAGGCGATCTCTCGCGACTACTCGCAGAGCAATTATTCATCGTCGCGCATGGGCATCCTGGATGATCGCGACGAATACCGCTTTATTCAGTGGTTCATGATTCGCGACTTCCGCCAGCGTTTGCATCCAGTCTGGTTGCAGCAGGCAATGTTCGCCCAACGCATCACAACGATCACTCTCGAAGCGTATGCGCTGAATCCTCGCAAGTTCGAGGCCGTGAAGTACAAGCCGCGCGGTTGGACGTGGATTGATCCAACGACCGAAGTTGATGCATACCTCAAAGCAATTGAGGGTGGACTCACGACGCTAACCGATGTGATCGCTGCGACAGCGGATGGCAGAGATCTCGAAGAGATCTTGACGACACGCGCATATGAGCTTGAGCAGATGAAAGCAAAGAAGCTCGTGTTCACGACGTCGCCCGAGGTCTATGCGAAGGAAGACAAGCCAGCATCAGAGCCAACCCCGCCGACTGGTGGCGAAGGTAATCAACAATCAACCAACACGGACCCGGCCGCGCGGGTGCGTCCAATTCGGAGGGTATGAGAATGTCCGACGCAGCGAAGAAGCAGCTGCCCGATCAACTGCCATTACAGGAACGGCATCTGCAGATCTCGGCGGAAGACTGCCGCATGGTGAAAGGTGATGACGGTCACTATCGCTTCAGCTTCCCGGTCTCGTCCGAGACTCCGGTGAATCGCTGGTATGGCGATGAGGTTCTGTCCCACGAGGCCTCTGCCATTCGTGTTGACCGCCTCAGTCGCGGCGCTGTGATGCATCTCTTCAACCACAACACCGACGATCCGCGCGGTGTTGTCGAAGGATACAGAGTTCAGGGCAAGCGCCTCTGGGTCGATGTGAAACTCTTCAAGACCGCGAAGGCGGAAGAGTTGGCAACGATGATCGACGGCGGTTTCCGCAATGTCTCGTTGCTCTATGCGATCCACGTCACCGAAGAGGACGTGAAGAAGCACCGATATACGCATACAGACTGGGAGCCTTACGAGGTTTCCAGTGTCACGATCCCGGCCGACGCAACCGTCGGCATTGGCAGAAGTCAGGAGCGGTCAGGGCAGTTCGCTTTGCGAAAGGTCGTGATCGCCGATGAGAGTTCGGAGCAAGAGTCGATTCAACAACCAACGGCGCAACCCGCCGAAATCAGGAGTACAGCAGTGGAGAACAACACCACCGCCGCGGCGGGCGCAAACGCCGAACAGCAGGCAGCACAACAGGCGGCGCAGGTGGCAGCGCGCGCAGCAGGTGGCGGCGCTCCGCCGACTGGTAGTGCACTGGCGTTGGAGAACGGTCGCCGTCAGGCGATCGTGAATCTCTGTCAGGCCAATGGCATCGCCGACAATATTCGTGACCTCTGGGTGACGAGCGGCGCAGATCTGGAAACGGTGTCCAGCGAAATGCTCGCGATCATGCAGAAGCGCGGCGAAGCAACTCCAAAGTCACCAGCGATGCTGGGGCTGTCTGCAGCTGAGGCGAATCGCTTCAGCATGCGTAAGGCCGTGCAAGCCATCGCCGACAATACATGGACCGCAGCCAGCTTCGAGGCTGAATGCTCGCGCGAGATCGCGAAGAAGATCGGCCGTACGCCGGAGCCGAACAAGTTCTTCGTGCCATACGAAGTTCAGCAGCGTCAGAACGAAACCCAGATCGAAATGCTCGCGCGTATGCTGATGAAGCGCGATCTGCTCGTCGCTGGTTCGGCTGGCGTGTTGGTTGAGACCAGCAACTGGAGCTTCGTCGAGATCCTGCGCAACATCACGGCGCTGTATGCGATGGGCGTCACGCGGTTGACGGGTCTGTCGGGCAACGTGGCGATTCCGAAGCAGAGCACCGCCGCCACGCCGTATTGGCTGGGCACGGAGCAGACTGCGATCACCGAGAGTCAGCCTGGCTTCGTGCAGATCAACATGTCGCCGAAGAGCATCGGCGGCTATACCGAAGTCAGCCGTCAGTTGCTGATCCAGTCGAACCCGTCGGCGGAAGGCCTGATCATGGCCGACCTCGCAGCCGTGATCGGCATCGAGATCGATCGCGTTGGCCTGAACGGCTCAGGCACTGCCGGTCAGCCGCTGGGAATCCTGAACACGAGCGGCATCGGATCGGTGACCGGCACGTCGATGGACTATGCGGACATTGTCGAATTCCAAACCGACACTGCCACCGGCAATGCGCTGTTCGATGGCGCTGGCTATCTCACCACGCCGGCCGTTGCGGGTCTGTTCAAGACTCGCGTGAAATTCGCGAACACCGCCTCTCCGATCTGGGAAGGCAAGCTCACGAACGGCGTGGTCGACGGCTACCGTGCGATGTCCACCAACAACATGCCCGCAGCGTCGATGCTGTTCGGCGACTTCTCGAAGACGGTCATTGCCGAGTGGGGCGTGATCGAAATCGAGGTGAACCCGTACGCCAACTTCCAAGCCGGCATTGTCGGTATCCGGGCAATGGCACTGGTCGACGTCGCGGTCCGCTACGCGCAGGCGTACTCGGCGGCCAACACAATCACCTGATTTCACAAACTCACAAACCATCACATCAAAACCTCACGCGCCGGCCACTTTGAGCTGGCGCATTCTTGGAGCAAACGAAAATGAATCAGCAGCAGCAATCGTTGATGAACACCGCGCCGGTGCGCGTGCGTGCAACGAAAGGTTTTTACGCAAACGTGAATGGCGCCTTCGGTGTGGTCAATCCTGGCGACGTGGTCGATCTCGATCGCGGCATCGCTTCGACTGTGCTGAACAAGATCGAGGTCGTTGCGCCGGACACGAAGCTTGTGCGCAACACCAGTTATCTGCCAGAACGCAAGCGCAATCCGAAGCCGGATTCAGCGACTCAGATCGCTACGCTGACGGCTGCCGTCGAAGCTCTGACGCAAACGGTCGCGATGCTCGTCACAGCGCAGCGAGCGGCGTCGGCCCCGAGCGCGCCGCAGACCGGCAGCGATCAGCCGACGGCCGGCAGCAGCGGTAAGAAGTAACGCAGCCACCAGGAATCACACACGGATTTTTCATTGAGGAGATTTTCCAATGCTCACTAATAGGATCATGGATGCGGTGCTGAATATTCTGTCGCCGGTCAGTGCGGCGAATACCGCAGCGGCGACATCGGCGTGGATCGATGTCCGAGGATTTGAGGGCGATGTCGATGTGCTGCTGCACACCGGCGTGGTTGGTGGCGGCAGTGTCACGTGGTCGTTCCAGACTGCAACTGACAATGCCGGCACTGGCGCTCGCACCATCACTCCAAACAATGGAGCGCCGACGGTCGTGACCACAGCCAACATTCAGAAGGCGACTTTCGAAAGTCGCAACTTCGATGGATGGCTGCGCGTCACGGGAACGATCGTTACGGGCCCCGCTGTCGTCGGCCTGTCGGCCGTCGGCCGCAAGAAGTACGCGCCATAATCGTATGTTCGAAACCGACGCTGACCGCCTGGGGATTATCCAGTCACTGGGCGGTCAGCTCGTGTCCGTTGAGGATCGGCAGTTCTGGGCCATCTTCGACAATGGCTTTGTGCAGACCGGCTTCGGCGGCGTTGAGATTGAAAGCGTGTCGCCGCAGTTGCAGGCACGCACGAGCGATGTTGCATCACTCATCAAAGACGCGCAGATCGTCGTCGGTACAACGACGTATCGACTCAAGCGTAACGAGCCGGATGGAACTGGCATGAGTCTGCTTTTCCTGAGGGCGTGAGATGCATCGAGCTGAGCAGATCCTTGAAGAGATCGTTGCGCGCATGCAGGCGTCGCCAACAATCGGTGTGGCGCCGGAGTGTGTGTTTAAGCACCGCACGCTTTCAATCGGCGAGAAGGATGGCGAGATTCCGGCCAACACGGTGAACGCAGGCGATGACGACCCCGCGCCCGAATACACCGAGATTAACGGCGAGATCGGCAGTCAGCTGGAAGTGCTCACTACTGCATATCGCACCGCGGACGATGAGGCGCTTTTGAAATCCCTGCTGTTCGAAGCACGCGCAGAGATTCAGAAAGCGATCAACCCTCCGCAGAAACTCGGGCTCAGCTTCGTGCTGATGGTCGAATACGGCGGCGCTTCCGCGATGGAGACCGACGCTGTCGGGGAAGTGTTTGCCGGCAAGTACGAATCGCGATGGCTGATCACTTATCACTCTGATGAAACAGATCCGAACTGACCGCAAGAGGTAACGGCAATGGCTGGTACGAAGACACAAGGCACCTTCATGCGGGTCTCTACCGCAGTTGGCGCTACGAAAACTATCACGGCGATCACCGCCGCGAATCCGCCCGTGGTAACGTCAACCGCGCACGCATTGACTGCTGGCACAATCATCCGAATCACTGGTGTTGTCGGCATGACAGAGCTCAATGGGCGCTGTTTCGTGGTGCGGAATCCGCTGACCAACTCTTTTGAGTTGGGCGGGATCGATGCGACCGGATATACGGCATATGCATCAGGCGGTATCGCCACTCCGCAGACCATGACCGAACTTGGAAAGGTTACGGATGCTGAGCACTTTGATGGCCAAGCCGGCGATATCGACGTGACTCACTTACGAAGCACAGCAATGGAGAAGCAGCAGGGTTTGCCGGATCCTGGCGGCGGCAATTTCAACATGATCTGCGATAACACGGACGTCGGTCAGGCGCGAATGCGCACGCTGAGAGCGCAGCAAGTCGCCGGTGTTTTTTCGATCACTGCCACTGATGGCACAGTTTCCGCCTTTCCGGCATTCGTGAAGCAGTTCTCAGCGAGCTTCGCAGGGAACAATGTTATCCGCAGCGCCGCTGCCCTCAGCTATGAGTACGAGCCATCATGGTTCGCTTAACTCGAGAAGCGATTCTCGCAACGCAACTCGCGCGGGAGTTGGTTCATGTTCCAGAGTGGGGCGGCAGCGTCTACGTACAGGAAATGTCGGGCGAGCTTCGCGATTCCTGGGAGCATGCCGTCATGGCCAATCGGGATAATGCTCGAGCTATCACCGTAGTTCGAACCACAGTCGACGAGAACGGTGTCCGCATTTTTAAGGATGAAGACGCAGAAGAGCTCGGCAAAAAATCCGCTGGCGCGTTATCTCGAATCGCTGAGGTGTCGAGGCGTCTCAGTAAGCTCGGTGTTCAGGAGGTCGAAGACGTCAAGGGAAACTCCGAGCCCGACCGTTCAGACGACTCTGCTTCTGCATAGCCGAGCGGTTGGGCAAAGACAGTGATGAAGTCCTTTCGTGGCCAGTCTCAAAAATCATCGAGTGGAAAGCACACTTCGAATTGCAAAGCGAATCACCGGCAGTGGATGAAGAAGAGTTGGAAGACAAACTGAAGAGCGTTCTGATGCCGAGGAAGAAATGACGGCCAAAGGCACAGCCCGTTACGACATCGTCGCAGACGATAAGAGCGCCGCAGGGTGGCGCTCTGCGATTGCCACCGCTAATGCCAACGGAAAAAAACTCAAATCCTCGCTCAGCTTCGCCTTTGCTGGGTTCGTCGGAATTCAAACCTTCACCAGTTCAATTGCCAAGGCTGTTGAGTTCGGAGATGGGATTGGCAAGATGTCAGTCAAGCTTGCTCTCGGCGCGAAGGAGACAAGCGAATTGGCTGCTGCTGCGAAACAGTTCGATATCGAGATCGATGCAGTCGGCACTTCATTGAAGAAGATGCAGATTGCAATATCTCAGGCGAACTCTGGCAACAAAGAAGCGAGAGAAACATTTCGCGCTCTCGGAATAGATTTTAGACAATTGTCAAAACTATCTACAGATAAACAGTTTGAATCTTTGGCCGAAGCTATCTCAAAACTGAAAGACCCAACCGATCGTACACGTGCTGCTGTTGCGCTTTTCGGTAAGTCTGGCGCAGACCTACTTCCAATGTTTGAGGAAGGCGCAAGGGGAATACAGAGCGCGCGCCGAGAGGCTCAAGAATTCGGTACAGTGCTGAGTGACATTGATGTAAAAAAATTGCAGGAAGCTGACGATGCGATGAAGCGACTGAAGGCATCAACTGATGGGCTCGCATTATCCGCAGCTTCGTTTGGTGGCGGATTTCTTGCTGGCGTTGCTGACGCGGCGCGCCGTCTTATTGGCGGCGCGACGGAGCTGGAAAAACTTGAGAATCAACTTCGAATTCTCAGAGAGACAGAAGGATCAATCCCGATATTTCTTAATTTTGGATTCACAGACGGTCCTACAGTAATGGGGCCTACAGCGCTGCGAACGCAGATAGCGAATCTCGAAGCAAGAATCAGGCAACTTCGCGAGACGGCCAATGGGGTTGGATCCGCTCCTTTGGCAGCTGGTGTTGGAGGTAGTGCTGCGCCTGGTTATGCAAAAGCAGACAAGAGAATTCTTGCCTCACGTGAGGATTGGAAATTAACTCAGAAGGAGATTGATGAGCAGATTAGGACGAGCATGGAGAATTGGCGCGGACTTGTTGACGCAACTGATGTTGCAGTTCGAGAAGATTTCTTTTCGACATTCGAGAACATTGGTGATGTCATCACCGACCTAAACGAACCGGTGCTTCAACTGAGTGAAAGCCTGATTCGAGCCGATGCGATCCAAGACGAATTCAGTCGCTCCATGTTCAACAACTTCAGCGACCTGTTCTATAGCATCGGTGAAGGCACCGATGACATGGCTGATCAATTTCTGCGCACGATTAAGCGCATGCTCGCGGACCGGGCAACGCTCGCTTTATTTGACGCATTCAAAGGCGCTGGGACAACCTCAGGCACGACTGCGAGCGGCGGCGGATTCTGGGCGGGTGTGGGTTCGTTCGTATCGTCAATCTTCGGCGGCTATAAAGCAGACGGTGGCCCGCTCTCGCAGAACAAATGGTACATCGCTGGTGAACGCGGCCCGGAGCCAATCTGGGGCGGCGGTCCTGGCGCGTTCGCCATGGGATATGGCCAGGGAACTAGTGTGAGTATCTCGTCGCCGGTCCACATCGACGCACGTGGCGCATCTCCCGATAGTGTCAAAGAAATGCGCCGTATGCTCGATGAAAGAGACCAGCGATTGAAGTCTGACATAATCGTCGGCATCAGAACTCGTAAGTACAAGATATGACCGACATCTGGTTGCCAGACTGGCTTAAGGTTGCACGAGCTTCAGTTCGATATATCGACTCTTCTGCTGTCTATCGAAATCCATACACCGGTATTGCTCAGGTTGTTTCTCTTGGTGGCGATCGTCTTGGAGGCTCGTTGAATCTAGCGCCACAAGGCGGCGTCGTATCCCCAACTGAGCGCCGGGCCATGACGAAATTCATGGCATCTCTGCGCGGTCGTCAGAATCGTTTCTTTGTTACGGACGCGGCATATCGGCGCGGCGGAAATTTTCCAACGAATGAGGTGTTGCCGAATAACACGTTCTTGAGCGGCACCAGCGGTTGGTCAATCAATCTTGCCGGTGAGTCGATTCTTTCCGCTTCCGATCGCGAACTGATAGTGACGCGCGCCGCCAACACCAGCGCCTATGTAGTGCAGCGAACATCCTCTGTCACGGTGACCCAGTTCGCTCCATATGTTGGCCGAGTATTCGTGCGTTCTGGATCTGGGCCATATTCTGGCGATGGACAAGTATTTATCGACAGCGTGGCGCAAGGCTCATTGCCAACTGCACCAGGTTTGATTACCGCAGCATTCGTTGCGCAAACCACAGCGCCGACATTCCAATTTGCCGACTACATGAACGGCAAGATGGCTGGGAATTACTTCATCGTGCCCTACACGTCTCTCTCGAGATGTGCTCTCGTCGACAATGGCGAAAATAGGCTGCTGCAGTCGGCTGTATTTGGCAATGCCTCATGGACGAAGACTAACGTCTCTGCAGGCACGAATGATGTGACCGCGCCTGATGGTACTGCCACTGGTGATAGCATCACTGAGAACGCGAGCGCCGGAGTGCATGCGGTGTCGCAGGGATCTATAACGGTGCCAAGCGCAGCGGCAGACTTCGCCTTCTGCGTCGCCATCAAAGCCGCCGGCAGATCATTTGCTTATGTGACGATCAATGAGGCAACCGGCGGAACTGGGCTTTCTCAATATTTCAATCTTTCCGGCTCTGGTACGGTTGGCGCATCTGGTGCAACGGGTGCGAATTGGGCGAACCGACGTGCATTTGCACGAAGCCTTGGAAACGGCTGGGTGATGTGCTGTCTGGTTGGTCGGAAAACTAACGCCGCTACAACTCTTAGCGTTGACATTGGCGCAGCGACCGCCGATGGCACTAGCAGCTATACCGGCACATCCGCGCATGCAATCAGTCTTTGGCGCGCAACGCTCGCACAGTCAGGCGTGCCAGTGCAGTTGGTCAGCACGACGACGACTGCGATCACTTCACCAACTCAGACAGGTAGTGGACTGCGTTTAAAAGGCCTGCCTGTAAGCGCCACTGACTTGCTGTTGCCAGGCGATCAATTCGAGGTCATCACATCGTTCGGTTCAGAGCTCAAGATTGTGGATGCAGTGCTGAACTCCGACTCCGCCGGACTAGGTCATTTGCAATTTCACCCACCGCTGCGCGCCACCCCGGCAGTAAATGCGCCGGTGATCATTCATAACCCAATGGGACGTTTCATGTTCGATGGTCAATTCCCTGAATGGGCGAATGATCCGGGATACATCACCTCGACATCAATAGAGTTTGAGGAGGGTTGATGTATTCACTTGCGATCTACATCAATAGCGGCATCACTGATTGGGGAAGGGCACTTGACGAAAGAGATATCGTCATCGCAAAGCACGAATTCAGGTGGTTATGGCTGGCGCGTATCTGCGCAAGAAACATCATTCAGAATCTGAATTCTGGTCGATGCGGATACTCAATCTCTATCAACGATGCGATCGTTGAGATGCATTCTCAAAGAGAGCAATAGATGTCCTGGTTCGTATCTTCTGCAAATGAATCTGAGTCCGCTAAAGAATATGCACAGATGTTCATTGCTGCTGATCTAGACTTCACTTCAGGAGTGCAGCGATATTGGAGCGGATTTGGTCAGATAACTTTCGGTGGCAATACCTACTATGGAACCGGCGATCTGGGAAAGATTTCCTCCAACCCGGAAGCGACGACTCTTGTTGCTCAGACGAAGACTTTTCAGTTGAGCGGAATAGATCTTTCGCTTGTCGATGAGAGCGATCTTGATACGTGCTTCAATCGAAGCGTTACCGAATACATAGGATTTCTGAAATCTGATGGCACACTTCTAGACACTCCAGAAAAGAATTGGGAGGGTCTGCAGGATAAGCCTCGACGCGTTGATGGCTTGGAGCCAGTTATTGAAATAAATGCTGAGCATCGACTCTCAATCATTGATCAGGCCGATGGGTGGCGCTACACGCACGAGCATCATCAGCAATTTTTTCCAGGTGACAATGGTTTCCGAGAAGTGCCATCAGTGGAGACTGCCCAAATATACTGGGGCGGATCTATCGTTGGTGTTGGCCTTAATGGCGGCCGTCGAAGAACGGAGCGAAGGAAGTGACATTGACTGATGTATATAACGAATTTTATGGCAAGCCGATGCTCTATGGCCTCACTGATTGTATGCAGCTTTGCGCACGAGCTTGGTTTGCTCAGACGGGTACAAACTTTGCCGCCCAGTTTCCAAACTATCGCACTGAAGAAGAAGCGCGGAAGATGATTGATGGCGCCGGTGGAATGGCCGCATTTATCGAGTCACTTCTAGGTGCGTCAAAACCTGGCAATCAGGCGAAGCGTGGCGATGTGGTGCTGCTCAATATCGGTGACATTTCCTCTGGGGTATGTCTTGGGGACACAGCGATAACAATGTCGCCTCGTGGGATTATGAGCATTACACGGCACAGATTCCTGGCTTGTTGGAGCCCCGCATAATGGGCGTAGGAGTTGCCACGGCTGCAGCTGCAGTATTTTCAGCTAGCGCAACCGCAGCCATAATTATTCGAACTATCCTCGTCAATCTTCTCATCGGCGCTATCACCAAAGCAACGACAAAGGATCCGGATAACTTCAAGCCACCAATAAATGTAACTGTAAGAAACACGATTGAGAATCGACGAATAGTATTCGGTAAGCGGCGAGTCGGCGGTGCGGTTCTGTTCTATCGTTCAAGTGGTGCGCAACGTGAGTTTCTTCATTATGTGATTGCGCTTGCTGGCCATCAATGTAACTCAATTGGCGGAGTGTGGTTGGATAAGCTTCCAATCAATGATTCGGATATTGATCCAGGCACGGGTGCTGTTATAGGTGGACAATTTGCCGGTCGTGTATGGATCTATAAGCATCTTGGGACAAGCGCACAGACAGTTGACACTGTATTGCAGTCTGCTCGAGCCGAATGGGATTCGACACATCGTTTGCAGGGTATCTGCTATATCCATATAAAGATGCAGCGCGATGATGCGGTCTTCGTTACTGGCGCTCCAACGGATGTATCTGCAATCGTAGAGGGGGCGCTACTCTATGATCCACGCCTTGATAGCACTAATGGAGGAAGCGGCAGTCATCGTCGCAGTGATCCTTCGACATGGAGTTATTCCAAAAATCCCGCCCTTGTGCTTCGCTGGTTTATTTCTGGTGGCAGTGTTATTAACGATACATCTGTTCGCATGATCAGATATGGGCTTCGCGAGGAAGATGCGCGAATTGATGATGCTTATGTGATAGATGCTGCAAACAAATGTGAGAGCCAAATAACTGGAATATATGCAACGCCTGATGGCGCACAACAGAGGTATACTTGCGATTTAGAGGTCTCCACAGGAGAGACGCGACGAGAAATAATTGAGGCAATACTTGCATGCATGGCAGGTAAAGCCCCGAATATTCACGGCGTATGGAGAATATATTCTGGTGGTTACGATATTCCAGCACACGCAATAAGCGAGGCTGATCTTTTCGGAGATACTCCGATCGAAATAGAAGACGGGTCATCACGTCCAGACCGATACAACGCAGTGGCTGCTGTATTTCCTGATGCCACAGCTTCATATGAGGAGCAAACCACACCATTTAGAACGAACACGACTTATGAAAGCCAGGATGGGAGTGAGCGCATTCCGCGCGAGATTGATCTACGCGGCGTGACCGATCGCTATAGAGCTCAAAGGCTATGTCAAATTGAGATGCATCGATCGCGCATGATGCGAGTAGTGAAGCTTCGCGGATCCCTGGGACTCATGAAGATTGCAGCCCATGAAACTTTCACATTGAGTCATACGAGACTTGGCTGGACTAGCCGTTTGTTTCGCTGTTTACAGCGGGAATTTGAATTCCAGGAAGACCAAGGAATAGTATCAATCACAGCACAGCAAGAATCTTCAACTGTTTATGAAGATATGCTTACGGCTGATTACATCACGCCGAATGAAGTGATACCTATCACTCAGATAGATGCCCCAGACCCACCGACGAATTTCTCAACCATCGGCCAAGAGAATGCGATTCTAGTTCGATGGTCTCGATCAGCGACGCCGGGCGTTACATACGTGCTGGAGCAAGCAAGTAACTCCGCAATGACTGGTGCGGTCGTGGTCTATGACGGCGCCGATAGCCAAGCCCTGATCGATCAGACTGGGACGTCTGTATTCTATTTCAGAATCAGAGCATACAAGGCCGGTCAATATTCAATCTATGTGCCGATTACAGGTGGGATATCGGGTGCTGCGCTAGGCGTCTCAACTACATTCGCGGCAACTGTCGACAACGGATCACAATCGAGCTCAAGCACTTCAGCCAGTCAGACTACTGGAACGTCCACAGCCTCCCCTATCGGTGGTACTGGTCCATTTTCTTATGCTTGGACATGGGCAAGTGGCGGTTCTGGAATTAGCTTCGGCAGCGCATCTTCTGCAGGTACAAACTTCACCGCAACTTCTTTGGGAAATCCTGAGACTCGATCCGGCATCGCTAGATGCACGATCACGGATGCCACTGCGGCAACGGCTATCGTAGATGTTTCTGTGACTATTGAGCGAACTGGTTCATTTGCCGCCGATGCGACTCCCTCTGTTAGATTTAAGACTGCGAATTTAGGTACGATAACCAGCAATCCATTTACTTGCTCGGCGGCTGGCGGAACTCCGCCATACACATATGCATGGTCGATCGTTTCTCACAACGATCCAAACAGCACGCCAGTTATCAATACACCAACGTCGTCGTCGACAACGGTGACAACCAACGATCCACCAGCCGCGAAGCGAACGATCTCAGTAATCATTCAATGTGTTGTCACTGATGCCACGCTAGCCGCAGTCACGTCTAACACGGTCAATGCTCAGAACAGTCACGACAACGGAGCCTGATGCATGAGTGATACACGACCACCTGCATCAGATATCGCGACAGTTGCCAAGCTTGCCGCAGAGCGTGCTGCCGCGAGCGCCGCCGCATCCGCGATCGGCGCTCAGATTCGCCAGGAGGGTGAGAGTGCGAAAGCGGAGTTGCAGAAGGTGATCACGCAAGTTGCGCTGCTCGCTGTCTCGGCGCTATTGGGTGCTGTCCTCTGGCAAGTTCAAAGAATGATCGACAAGCAAGACGCTGCGGTGAAAGAGCAGGCAACCACCAATGAACGACTGACGAAGGTCGAGACCAAAGTCGACATGCTGCTCAAGGCGGACAAATGACCGATTCCTGGCCCGATTACCCGGTCGCGCGCAATGCCGACTTCGGCGCGCAGGTTGTGCAGATTGAGACGATGGGGAAAGGCACTTCGGCCGTTCTCATTGCTGCTGTGATAGTCGCTGTCGTGTTGTCGGCGATGTCCTATGTTCGGTCGCAGACTTCTTTCGAAGTCGCGAATGCAAAATCTGATGCAGCGAACTCGCGCTCGGAGTCAGCCGTAGCCATTGCTAAGGCTGAGGCTGCTGTTGCTCTGGCGAAAGCCGAGACCGCGGCCGTTCGCGCGGAGATGGCTGGCAAGCAGGCACAGATCGCCGAACGCGAAGCCCGCATGATCGAGTACTACATCCATGAAATCGACGGTAAGCTGATCTCGGCGAACATCATCAAGCCGAGTCAGAACTTCGAGAACGTCAAGAAGCAGCGTGAGGCTGCGAGTAAACCAAAGGAGTGATAGCTATGTCAGGTGGTGGTGGCGGTCCGGTGATCATTCAGAATCTGATCGACAATCCAGGCACGACAGCCGAGGAGAAAGAGTTGCTCGAAGAGTTGAAGCAGAAACGCCTCAAAGGAATCGCATTGACTCGGTCCGAGCGGATTGCGGTGAAGTGCATCGTTGAGCGCTTGCTGCTGGAAAGCTGATGTCTCTGGAGCACGCCATCGCACTGATCGGCGTGCTCTTGTCCCTCGTGGGCGGCCTGCTGCTCTACATCTGGAACCAGCGCGAGAAGGAATCCGAGAAGTGGCGCGAGAATGTCGACGCGCAACTCAAAGAAATTGCCGATTACCAAGTGCGCTGGCGTCACAACGAGTACGGCCCGCGCATCAGAGAGATCGACAACGCAATCGCTAAGCTCGAAGAACAATCCAGCGCGATTGGCAAACGCATGGACCGCACCGAATCGAAGTTATTCAACGGCCACCGGCCATGACGAGGTGATGTATGAACAGTTTCTTTTCCGAGCACGGTACGAAAATCTACGGCGCGCTCACTACGCTCTTCGGAACCGTCGGCGGTCTTGTGACTACCGGTGCATTCAAGGACCTGCTCAGTCCGATCGCGATCGGCTGGCTCGGCATCATCTGCACGGTGTCGACAGCAGTGATTGGCGCGATGACCTTGTCTCGAGGCTTCACGAACAGCGCGCAGATCAAAGTCGCGCAAACCGTTCAGGCTGCGCTTGAAGCCACACCGCCGAAGCAGGGCGGGTTCGCCCGGCCTGGCTTCATTGCGATGTTGCTGGTCGCGGTGCTGCTTGCAGTAGCGCTAACCAGCTGCTCCAACAATTCGCCGATGGAGGAGGCCGGCTATCAGGTCGCAACCAGGCAGTTGACCTCGCGCTACATCTGGGACGCCAAGACGCCTGAGAAGCGCGAGGCGCGGGCTAAGCGCGTGCGGGCAATTGCAACGGACATTCGGGCACTGGCGGCTGGCGGCGAGGCCGTTACGCTGGCCGGGTTGCGGCTGGCGACCCTGAACGAACTGAAGAAGCACGACCTGACGCCGCCCGATCGCGACCTCGCGCTGGGGCTGATCGACGCGCTCGATGCCTACCTGAAGACCAAGGTTCGAGACGGCGTGCTGGATGCCGACGAGCGCCTGACGGTGGAGAAGGTCATGGGCTGGGTGCTGGCCGGCGCGACGCTTGAGCCGACGCCGGTGGAGTGAGGCGGGGGCGCTCTAACCACCTGGCTACGCGACCAATGATCACGACTGGACTTGAACCAGCGACCTCCCCCATAGATCGCAGCTTACACGAATAGGAACGCCCCGGACCCGTAACCCGGTGCGGCGCCACGGATGGCGTTATCACATCTCGCGCCATTCGGCCGATGGTATAGAAATCGGCGGGCGCCCATGCACACGGACCGGCTTTGAGATCTGCTCACGGATGGGCACTCCATGTCGGGGGTGGGTCGGATTGCCGTCCGGTTCATTTCGAGAAGTCGGTCCGTCCTCATTCCTCCACGCCATAGACGCCCACGTCTACGCTTCCCGTCAGCAGTGCGGTTCCTTTTTGAACTCGCACCACTTCGTTGATTCCGAACAGCATGCCCTTGGGTCCGAATGACAGCGTCGGCGGCTGCGTCAGCCCGCCGTTCGTGAGAGTGGTCCCGATCGTCAGATAGTGCCGAGCGTATGTGATCGTGCCGAGCACGCTTCCGAGTAGGTCGATCGCAACGTTCGCGAGCGCCAACAGCGTTCCACCGCCGGAGACGCGCATTCCATATAGCCGTACTCGCTTGCCGCTTGCTGGCGTCCATATATCCGTCGCGCTTGTATTCGCCGCGTTGAGGTTCTGCGACTTGAAAACGTTCTCTGGCGTGCTGTTACCAGAGATGGTCGCGTTCACATTGACGGTGCCGGCGATCGAGACCGGCTGCGTCGCGGGCCAATTGCCGACGTTGACGGTGCCCGACACCGTCTGATTCGAAGGAAAGTTTCCAACGCTCACCGTGCCGGAGACGGGTTGAGTCGCAGGGAAATTCGTAATCGATACTTGCTGCGGCGATGCCCAGGAGACGACTTGCGTCGCCGGGAAGTTCGATACCTGAAACGACGTCGGGAAGTTTCCAACGTTGAACGAGCTCGGAAAGTTGTCCACGAGCACGTGCGGGATGTTCGTGACGACGACGTTCTGCGAGCTTGGGAAATTACCGACGTTGACGGTGCCGTTGACCGGCATCACCGCTGGGAAGTTGGTGACTTCCGTCAGTGCTGGGCCGTCTCGGTTCATCGAGTCCGGCCAGTCAATGTGAAAGAGTGCATCGGGCTCAACGCCGCGAATGTATGTCCACTGCGACCCCCATGTAATGAACGGCCAGCCACCGCCAGGCACGCGGGTGCCTTCTGGAAGTGTGAAAGGGAGATTCGGCCAGTCGGCGTACGGCTGGACCTGTTCTTGCGTCATCGCTGCACCCTCTTGCGGACAGAGGGGGTGGGGTGCAGCGAGTTTACGCTTTGGGGATTACTTCGTCGCGTTCTCGACCGACGCGGATAATTCTTTCTCGCGGCGCCATCGCTCTAGATAGGCGGCATTGGCGATGAGGTTCGAAACTTTGCGAAATTCTTCCAACTGGTCATCAGTAGCTGAGGCAAGGTCGTCCCTTGACGGAATCAGTAGCATGATTTCCGTGATGCGATCATGGATGCTCATTGGCGTGCTCATCGCTTCCCGGATTCGCGGCGAGTTCGGCGAGAAGCTCATCGGCATATTGCCGGGCCAAGCCGATCTGATTCTCCATGTCGGTGCACATCTGATGCGGGCACGCCAGCAATCCCTGGAGCGCCATTGCCGCGAAGTACTCGCGCTTGGTCAGCCCCAGAGATGCGATAGTGACCGGATCGTCAAGTACATCCCGGGATTCAATTAGCGCTCCAGGAAACGCCGGCTCGTCTGCGTTGCTCATATATCTCCCCTTGCGGTTTCAGTTCGCCAGTACCAGTCGCCGTCGATATAGATTGCTTCGGCGTGTGGCATGTCATAGGGCCTCTCGTACTCACGCTCAACATGCCACCAAGTTCGGAGCGGCCCGGCCGGCGCTGGCGGCTGTGGGTCCATTCGACGGTAGTGCATCACCCCTCCCTCGCCGCTGCGATGGCGGCGTCGATCGCTTTGAGAGTTGCCTCGAGCGGGTTGTACATCTTGATAAACATCTTCCACCGCCCCGCGTCCTGCTCCAGCGATTCGAAACGACTGAGGATCTCGATTATCTCCTCGACCGTCGGCACAAACACGCCCACGAGCGCGACCTTGCCTGCTTTGCGGCGTTTCAACTCGGCAATCAACTCTTGAGCCTGCTTCGCCTCCTCGCTCACGGCGCTCTCCTGCAGCTGCATCGCTGCCATCCACATGGGCCGCCGGACTTCACCGACGAGCGCCACACCCAACCGCTGTCGCGGCACATCCAGCAGACCTGGCGACGCAGGCTCACGGCGTGGCCTCGCGCAGTGCTGCTCTGATCTCCATCCAAAGTTTGCCGAGCATGTTCTGCCCGTCGCGATTCGGACCCCATCCCCAAATGTCATCGCGCCAACTGTTCTCGATCAGTTCACGGTCGCCAGTCTGCAGCAGCTTGCGGCGAACGTATTCATGCTGCTCCACCTTCGCGCGCAAGATCTGGCGCATCACATCGAATTTGATGGCATCCCAGTCTGGCCGGCGCTGATCTCTGTTTCGCTCAGCGATCTTGAAAGCCTCGTGTGCCGAGGATGCCGCTCGAACCTTGGCTTGCAGATCGGAGATGCCAAGCGGTTCACCACCGACCAGCATCGGAAATTTCTCGTAATGATAGGCATGCTCTGATGTGTCGAAATCAAGTCCACGCCAGTGGACGCCAAACGATGAGAAGTTCGACAGGTAGTAGTGGTCCTGCTCGTAGAAGAACACCTGCGATTCGGTATCGAGCTTGAGCGGACCAGTCTCCGCCCTCCCCAGCCGCTCGCGGAGCTGAGTGTTCTCAGCGATCTGCGCCTGAATGCCAGCGAACGCCTGACGCTCAATCTCGCGAGCCTCATCGTTGCGCTTTGCTGCGAGATCTTTCCACTCCTGCAACTGCTCGCGGAGCTGGTCGCGCTCTTTGATCACTCGCTCAAATTTGCATTTCGCGACAGTGCCGTCGTGCTCATACACCTGCATGAGTTCCTGCGCCTGCCCTTCGACCTGCTCCCTCAGCTGCGCGATCTCTTGCTGTTGTTCCTCTTTGTCGGCAATCAGTTCGCCGATGTTCTGCTTGAGTTGCTGGTCGCTCTCCCTCAGCCCCGCGACGAGGCGGTCGACGGAGTGCAGCCTTCTAACCTCTGCTGCAAGTCGTTTCATTGCAGTCGCGTTTGCAGAGTCGCTGTATTTCAGCGTGTCAGCCCACTGAAGTGATACCGCGACAGCCGCTGCATCCACCTCCGTCAGCCCCTCCGCCGCGGCGGGTTGTAGTTCCTCCGGCTTGTCTTGTTCGTTCATGCGAGCAGGATCCTTCGAGAGTTGATCGCGCAAATGTCATCGCGTCCTTCGACACGGCTGTACCAGCACAGGTACCAGTCAGCAGCATCCAATCTTCTGACGACCCGTCGAGCCCACATCTTGCCGGGATAGACGCCACTCGGGATAGATGCGCTGTACTCTGAAAGCCTATCCAGAGTTGCGCCTTCCATAACCGCGTGCGTTTCGTCAATCAAAATCTCTTCGCGCGCTGGTTGCGGCCAGACAGTAAGAGGGCTTTCATAAGGCGACTCTAGCTTTGGCGGATGTTGCTCGATGTTCATTCGGAACCTTCCTCGGACGCGCAGTGGACAAGATGTCGCATGGCCAGCATCACGACTTTCGGAATATCGTGGGTGCCTGCGCAATAATTCCTGATCATGCGCGGGGTCATCTCAAGAACAGCGCCGGCTTCCGAATATGAGAAGCCGCCATCCTCCATCAGCCGCTTAAACTCGGCTGCGTCTTTCTGACGCTTCGTCATAGCCGGTTGCCTAAGTTTCGTTCGCTCTCAGCGAGACCGTTGAGCTCGTCGTCCTGAATGAAATACGACTGAACTCGCCTGGCGCTCACATATGTGCGCGCGCAGACTCGAGCTTTATCGCCAATGGCGCGCATTGACTCTTCGCACCCCGTGCGGCGCTCTGCGTTCGTATAAACGCCGAGGCAGTACTCGTGCTCGGCGACGAGCCTCACGCATTCCAACTCTGTGGGCTCAGTTGGTATCGACAGCGCAGTGATGCCGAATGCGATCACGATCCCAGCCGCTATCAGAAAAATCTTCGCAGGATGCATTCAAATTCCCCTTCGCTTCGGAAACCAGACGAATATCCACAGGCCGTTGGCGTTCCAGCCGAACGAGCGAACGTCCTCACCGCGCCGTCGAAGCTTGCGAGCCCGGCGACTGTAGACGTAGTGCGTGCGCGTGATGGCGCTCTGCTGGTTGCGAGGCTTCATAGATAGACGTCAGCGTCGTCGAGATACCGCTTCAGAGCAGCGTCTCGCTCGCATAGGTCCAACGTCGCGAGGTGCGCGCGGATCTGTGTACCAGCCTCACCGAAGGCATTGCGCATGATCGTCGGCGAGAAGATCAGGGTATCGGCCGCCGGGATCTCCTGCGGCGGCTGGCCCTCTCCAGGCGTGAATACGAGGTGATGACTGAAGACGACAGTGCCATTCTTACATCCAAGTCCTCGCCGCATCAGCCGCTCGTACGTCTCGCGGTTCTCCCAGTTGCGGCGCTTCTCGTCCATGATGAAATCGTAAGGAGCCTTTGCAGGCTTTTCTTTCTTCTGTCCAAACTTCGGATACAGCATCACCATTTCCCCTTCGTTTCCCACCTATCGAGAGGAGTCGCGCCGGAACCTACAGGTCACCCGGCGCGCTCCATACCACTTTGCAAATAGATCTCATAGTTCACAGGGTCTCTTTACCCTGCCGGAACACATGCGGTCCGGGCGCTATGTACTAATGGCTGCAAACCTCCTCTGCTGTGTTTATCGGGGTCTAACGTTCTAACTTAGTGCCTTGTCCAGGGGCGGGCGCGCGTTACTTCACACCCAGCGCATATTCCATTCGAGAGATCACGCGCTGACGAGTCGTGCCGGTGAACTCCACATAGCCACGAGCCGCAGTCGCACGCTGAAAGTTCACGCCGTTGATGTACCCAATCCACCGATGCAGTTTCGTCGGGTCTCTCACAATCGTGTAGCGCATGTAGATTTCCCTCACTCCAGCTTGCCCCGCCGCAGCGAGGCAAGGTGCAGTGTTATCGGACCTGAGTCGCCCGGATACGATGGACCTGTGTAGTCAGCAATGCTCCGCGCATTTTCGCGATGGCTTCGCTTGCGCTATCCGCACGGCAAGCGCCCACCAGTCTGGTGACGGGAAAGCCAGTCGGAGTCTGGCTTGTCACTCTCGCGACCAAATTGAACCGATACATTTTCATCTCCAGTTTGTTGCCATCACTCCAGCCTGCACCCTCATCGAAGGCGCAGGGTGCAGTGGTTAGTGACGAAGCGCGCTGTAGTTGTTGTCGCGATCTTCGAGCCAGCTTTTCAGCGCTTCGGCATCTCGGTAACTGAAGTACACCTGAGATGGAACGCGGCCTCGATAGACCATATATCCAGCGATGACCTTGACGATTTCGTATTTCATCTTCGTGACCTCGGTGGTTGGTGGATGCCACTCACGGCTGCGCGCCTCTCGTGAGGCCGCAGCTATCAGCGTCATCAGCGAGTGCGGCCCGTGTCGCTGGCGTTCGACTGGCGCCGCAAGTTGGCTTCCCACTGAGCCGCGGTCATCGCCTGCGTGCGAGTCTCGCGACGGATGTGTGAGCCCGTCGGCATGTCACGCCGGATGGTTTCGAGCTCGACGTTCTGGATGCCGCTCATCTGTGAGCGCTCCGGCTGAGTCGCGCAACCACCGAGGGCCGAAGCGGCCACGGCCATCGCCAGGATGGCAGAAAAAGTCTTTATGGATCGCATTTGAAAATCTCCTTCTGGTCAGTTGAATAGATCAATCATGCTGACAGTCGGATCGCTCCGGTGTCAGGAATCAAACCTAGAATCTGCATGCGTCGATATACGCCGCCGTCTGTGCGTTCAAGAGCGGTGGCGATGGCTCCAGCGTCCTTACTTTCGGCGAACATCTCGCGGATCGCGTTGTCGTCGCCGGTCGTGAACGGCTGGCAGGCACGGGCCGGAATGCCGAAGACAGCGCGCTTGACCTCGACACTGTCGACGTAGCCGAAGAACCACCAGCCGATCTCTATGCTGTTCGGCATGTCGCCGTGCACTTCGACCTTTCCATCGACGGTGATGCGGTATTTGCGAGCGCCGAAACGCTTGGCGAGATACTCGCGGATCTTCTGTTCTTGCTGCTTGGTGACCATCTGCGCCGCTCCTGAATCTCAAACCGTCTTCACAATCTCAAGGCTGGTGCAGGAGTAGCAGCCAATTCCAGATGCAAGGCGGATCTCAACCATGACTTCATCGCCGTTGCGAGACCATTCGCAGACTCGGACCACTGTTCCGACATACCCGGACATGGAGACCGTCATTCCGAGTTTGATTTGATCCGCTTTCATCTGTCGCCACTCCTTAACCAGTGCGGACAGTATGTGGAAATCATTTCCTATTTGCAACTATTATTTTCGCTGCGGCGCGTCATTGACCGGTCCATAAGGCGCGGCTTATCTGGCCGCGCCGTTGATCCCATATTTGTGACGCCATTCCCACTGCTCACGGCGAGGCCACTCGGGATGCTGGTCGGGAGTGAGATTCGCCCGCTCCCTTGCCAGTCGGCGCCATGCGAAAACAGCCCAGCCTTCGCCGTTGCCTGACAACTCCTGCTGCTCAATCAATTCGCACAGGTCGCAGCGGTCGTCGAACTGCTTTCCATGTGGGCAGCGTCGTGTTTCGGATATGTCCATCAGAATAGATCCTCGCTTGCTCGAACCTCACCACGCGACGGCTCGCTGACGAGTTGCTTCGCCGAGAGTCGCTGCAAATATGCGTCACGCGAACTGCGCGCGAAGCCTGTCTCATCATCAAGATCTGCCCGCGCAACCGATCGTGGATACGCTCGGACGAGCACGCGCAGGATGTCCGCCTCACCTTTGGGCAACTCGCGGAACCAGTGCTCTTGTAGAGCCTTGCCAGTCGGCAACGGCTCAACGTCTGGCAGCGCATCGATACCTTTGCCAGTCGCCGCCACCGTATCGCCTACGATCTCTACCAGATCCTTTTCGCGAAGCCGCTGGATGTATGCGTCGCGGCTGCTGCGCTTATAGCCAGTGAGCACCGTCAATTGCTCGCGGCGGAGACCATGCGGGAATTGAATCAGAGCGGTCAGCGTCGCCGCTTCCCCCTTCGGTAAGGACGACGCGCGCCCGTCAATCTGCCGTGCACGAGGAAGGCTCGGCGCTGTTCCGGTTCGGCGCTCCGATGGAGCTTCCGCCGGGCGGCGTCCTTCCAGAACTCTGCGTCCCGGGTTCTCCGGGCGCGCGTCGATTCGTGGCAGATCCTTCGTCATGCGTTCGGCAAGCGCTTCGATCTCGGTGAAGGCGCGACACAGGCCAGCCTGCAATCCTAATTCCATCCCACGCGCACCAGCTTCCTTGAGTTCTTCTTCCGTCGCCCCCGGCTTAGATTTCTCTGCAAGCTGCCGTTCCAGTTCGCGGATGCGCCGCTTGAGTTCGGCGGGGTCGTTTGCGGCGACCTGCTCTGCATGGACCTTCAGACGATCGCTGATCGAATCGCGATTGATTGATGCGAGCACCGGTCCTTTGCCGTTGGCCTCGCCGGTCGGAGCCGCGCTTGAGTCGAAGGTCTTGATCCGCGGAAACTTCACGCGATCCAGTAAGCGGATCTCCGGCGCCCACACCCAAGCTTCGCCAGTTTTCAGCGTGGCGAGTGACTCGATGATCTCGCGACCTTTGCTGGCGTCGGCATTGTCTTTGATCCACTCCTCGACAGCCTTCCGATCCTGTGGTGCGATCAGGCGCATCGCGACCAGGGTTTCGACCTGAGTCAGCGCGTCTTTGTGGAGCTTCGCCGGCCGCTGTGTGATGAGTATGATGCGCAGGCCTCGCGATCGACCGCCGCTTACCAGATGATTTCCCGCGGCCAGCATCATGCCCGACGACGGATCCGGCACCTTCCCCTGCGGCATGAACATGTGCGCCTCGTCGATGATCAGGTGCAGCGGGCCGCGGTTCTTCCGCATGATCGCGTCCGCGAACTCGGTGAAGAACTTCGTGCGCTCACTGATCCGCATCTGCGAGGTGTCGATGATGGCCGGCGTGTTGGTCGTGCCGACGATCTCGGCGATTGCCTCGCCGTGCGCCGCTGCCAGCGGAAAGTCTGCGTGCTCACCGCCGAAGATGACGAACGGATAGCCGGCACTCTTGCCGGTGACGCTCGACTTCATTCCCCACCAAGCGCCGGTGGGATCTATGATGCATGGCCTGGCTGCATCGTCGACGGTGTCCAGGATCAATTCGACGGCCCCTTTCGCCGCGGTTGTCTTGCCTGATCCGGTCTTACCGAGTATGGCGATGTGCTGCGCGAGGGCGCTGTCAGGTATTGGAAAAGACATTCAATTCCCCTTCGTTGTTGTTCAAAGAAATCCCGCGCGGTGAGATTCGAACTCACGTCTACCGGCACCGGATAACCTCATAGAGATTTGCTGGCCGCACTTCCGTCTGTGCTACGCGCGAGGGTACCCGCCGACGGCTGACCTGAGCGGCGGTTGGTCCTTGTGTGAATGTGATGACGAAAGGCCAACCAGGATGTGACCGCGCAGGCCAGCAGCCGACGAATTCGATCAGGCCGCGAGCTTCTCCAGGATCTTCGGAAGCATGCGGCGCTCGGTGGCGGTGAGACCGCTCATCATCTGGCGATCGGCATCGGCGATCCGACGCAGGACTTCCGCACGCGCATTGACCCCGTGGGCAGTCAATCGCACCAGAAGTCGCGCGTTTATGCCGGAAGTCGTATTCGGCATTTCTATGGCCGACACCATGCCCTTTCTCGAAAGCTCTTTGATAGTGCGGCTCATCTGCGCCTTGTCCATGCCCGACTTGGCGACGACGAAGCTGAAGGCCTGGCGCACCGTGGAGAGTGCCTCGAGCGCGCGAATCTCGCCGACGCGAAGCTCATGCCTGCCATAGGTCACGCGATCGGAGTTTCGAACGCCGCGCTTCTGTACCCGGCTCAGTGCGGCAGTAAGTTTGCTAGATAGACTGGTCATACGGTTTCCCCTTCGTTTGACGTTGGATATTCAATCACACATGAATGCAACAAGTCACTGCGGTCATCGCCAGGATGATGATCCCAAGGATGCCGAATAGCCGCTCGCATCGGTGGCCGACGCGGTCCAGTTCATCGCCGAATTCGTCTGCCATAAGGCAACCCCTCACGCTCCATTCGCCATTTCATACAGCCAGTGGCCGAACGAGAAAATCGCGGCGAGAGATCCAAAGATGATGGCGACTGCCTTGAGCATCCACCATCCAGCCTGGGTGACGGTCATTCGCTTCACGGATTCTCCTCGCTCTCTGCTCGACCGTCTGCCAGTCCGCGTGCGTAGCCTTTCTCTTCCTCGCGCCGGAGCGCGATCGCATGATCTGACTGCATGCTGTGCATTGCCCGCAGAACATCGCTGTCTTCGCGGCGATAGCGTTCCAACTCCTCCTCTGCGTTGCGAAGTGCATTCAGCAGCGCGAACTCACCGGCGACTTTGATACGGCATGCTGGCTCAGCACCCTGCGTGCTGCCGAAGTGATTGCGCGCATCGGCATCGGTCACGAAGACTTCGTCGCAGTGATAGCAGCGCCAGTTCTTCAGAGTCCCCAGGTCGTATGGCCTCGTGTTCATGATGCCTCCCCGCCCGCCTCCGGCTCGCTGGTGGGCTGTTCGTTCTCTCTGCACAGCGCACTGCCTTCCTCAATGTGTTCCTCGCACATATCGGACCTATCGCCGAGCGGTCGCATACAACCTGTTATTGCACATCGTTCTGACGGTCTCATCTTCTCCCATGTCAGCGGAGGCGCGAACGGTGCGAGCAGTGCGTGATCTTTCTGGTGCGAAATCTGAAGCGCCGGCAGATCGACGTGAGACAGCGCGAGTTCGAGCAGATTTCGCAGGCCGACGATGGAGCATTCGTAGATGCTGCGCTCGAAGCCCTTCGCCACGCTCCCCGGCTCGCTGCCAGGGGAGGGGGCGGAGTTGAGCGCTTCCAGGCTGGCGACTTGCCACGCGTTGACCTTGCCTTTCGCCAGCGATGCTTCCTGACGGCGTCGATCCATGTTGTTGTATATCCAGCTCACGCATTCACGGCCAGTGCGCAACAGTTCCAGCAGATTCACGCGCTCCGCTTCGAGGGCGGCGACGCGGTCACGCTGTTGCTGCAACTGGCCTGCGATCTGTTCGCAGCGATCGACCATGTCGTTGCCAGCGTCGCGCTCGGTAACTCTCCATAGAGGCGATTCGCAGTTGGGGCACTTCTCCTTCGTCGAATCATCAGCACGAACAGCGCCGGTTGCGAGGTTGATCGTATTGCGCATGAGGTTGAACTTGCATTTCGCACAACGCCACAGGCCGGGAACGTACACCAACCCGCCAAGCCGCTTCACCTCATCGCGTAGCCAGATGATCTCGCGAGCACTGCCTGCCAACGGATCGCCCATGAACATGAGCAGCCAGCCGTACAGCTTCTCGGCGCGCTTCGTTTGCTCCGCTGTCAACTCGACCTCGCTCAACTTCTCGCTCACGGCTGCTCACCTCTCCACACGTTTGCCCGTACGCCTTTCAACTTGCTGGCCATCAGAACCTCCGCCATCCGATCGCCATACGCACACAGCACGATGCCGAAGGGGGGTGTCGTCACAGCCCCGTTGCCGTTTGCGCCAGGCCGGTGACCGCGCTCAAAGTAGATTCGGCCTTTGAGAAACAGCAGCGCGTGAGCCGCCTGCATGTAGGCCTGCAGATCATGCGTCTCGGTGCGTGCTGGCATCAGTGCGATACCGTCGCCATGCCGCACCAACCGCTCGTACCATGGACGCTTGCCGCTGAACGGCGGGTTGAGCCACACGGAACCCGACCACAGCGCGAGCAGCCCGTTGTCGTCTTTTGTGAGATGCCGCTTCGCCGGCACTGTTGACGGCGGCGATCCTGGGCTGCATGGGGTCCAGATCGAATTCCACTCCCATCGCTTCGAACATCCATGAGGGCGTATACCACTCGTCGTTCTCGTTGCTCACGCCAGCGATATCGAACATCGGTGTTGTGCGCATCATCCCTCCAAAATCTCCGCGGACTTGGCCAGCGTCTCGGCGGCGATGGCGTAGCAGCCAGGCTGGCCCGGTCCGTATGGCGAGTCGATGCGCGCAGGGCACTGCATGCACTTATCGATCGGCAGGTCGTTACTCGTCCGCAGATACGCGCACATCGCATGCACCTGCGCCGGCGTGGGGGCGATCATGCGCGCACCGCTGCATTCTGCCTGCGCTCTCGGAACGCCTTCTGCACAGCCTCGACGATTCGAAGTGTGTAGTCGCGAAAGTGACCGGCCCTGCTCTGATACTGCCCCATGAGCTTGTCACGAACGTAGCTTGCACTGCAGTCACAGACGAATTCGCTGACGGTGTCGTCACCCATCGCACCCCAGTAGATTGCCCACGCTTCGCAGTAGCATTCGATGACGAGCCGACCGCGGCCATCGCCGAAGTCCTGCGTCATCACCGTGATCGGGTCAAGCTTGGGCGCGCCGAAGATCGTGAACGCTTCGACCTTCACTAGTTCGTATCTCATATCACCCTCATTCGCGTTACTCATCAGCGCGGGCCTCTCAGTTAGCTGTCTGTTTGTTGATGTCTTTGAGCGCTTCCATCGCATGATGCATGACCACTTCAGCGACTTCGCCGCCGAGATCTGCCTTCATTCCGCCCGCGAGCGATGAAAGGAAACCGAGCCAGATCAGGCACCGCTCGTGCGGCTGCACGGCCGGATCTTCGTGCGCAACTCTGAAGAATTCATCCGACAAGATGCTCCACATGCGCATGCCGAGTTCTACGCGCGGATTTTCGATTGACGTCTCGCTCATATCTCCCCTCACCCGCCCGAGTTTGAGGCGGCCAATTGTTTGTCATAGCTATGGCTTAACAAAGCCGTATCTATGTCAGAAAACCGCAGTACGCGCTGACTGGTTGATTGGATCTTAGGCATCTGGGCACCTCGCCATAGCACTGGCTTCGACCCTCGCAACGTCCAGCTTGTCCCGTACTGCGGCGGCTTTCGCCTCGCACTGCTCGCGTACGCTGTGTCCAGTTTCCCGGCGCGGCCGTGCTTGGCCTCTCCCGGTATTACTTCGCGCTGGACTCGCCATATGGTGCGACCGGTAGGATTCGAACCCACGTCGTGCGAAGTAGAATTTCGCTGCCTCGTCCACTAGGCTACGGTCGCGCATCCCTTATTCTCCGTGCTTCAGCAAAGAAAGCACGTAAGCTTTTCCGGCTGCCTTCGCAGCAGACAGCGCCGCTTCTTCTGTTTCACCACTGACGTGTAGGCCCTTCAGCATTGGGCAATATGCATGGAAGCTACCGTCCGTGTCTGGCTCAACGATGAACTGAAAAACGCAATCTGGACAGCCGGTCCCTTCTGGGCAGTCAACATATTCATGACGACGAGCGGCGGCCGCATTCGGGCATTTCTCCTGGCTGCAATAGGGATGACTGAAGATGCCGTTGCGATAGTCGGGCCACCTCACTTTGCAGCCGGTGCATTCGCTTACTGGAGTCTTCGCGAAAAGCTCCAGCAGTTCCTGAGCACCCTCAGTAGGACAGCGCACAGTGACCCCATGCGGCAACTCGAATTCGATCTCGATCCGAACAGACGACACCTTCGTCATCTGCATCTTTTCGAGCAGGTCGATCGCGTCTAGTTTCGCAACGGCAATCACGACGGCGCTCACCCCTCCTCCCCCGCTGTCGGCGCGGCGGGTAGCGCTGCGACTGCCTTGTCGACGAACGTGTCCAGCCATTCGCGATGCCATGCTTCGGTCTCGCGAGCCTGGTGGTGTGTCCAGAAGTTCAGCGTGACGTGGGCGTCAGGCGACTCGAATGAAGGCGTACCAGGCTGACACCCTGCACTTCCCATCGCCGTGATTCGCGCACAGTTTCGAAGCGCATGCCATCGTTTCGCGGCCGACTCCGCAGCCTCCAGCCTTTCCCGCATCCCGTCGGCTGAGCGAAGGATCGACGCGATCTCTTTCGCTTCCTCGTTCGTCAGGACCACGCCAACGACATTCGGCGGTGCCTCCAACTCGGCCTCGTCAAACATCGAGGCAAGCTCCTCCTCCCGCCCCTGCGCGGGCTGCGCTCCACCGGCCTCGCAACTAGGCTCTGGATCTGGATCGGCTACGATCTTCGCTTTCAGCAGTTCGCGCTCCATTCGTTGCGCGGGCTGCGGGTATGGCGAGGCTACTGGATAGCGAAAGCTTCCGCATTTACAGAGCGCTCCGCCGCGACCGGTGCCGGCGTCGTCTCTCATGCAGTTGCAATCACTGCACAGCCGGGCAGTAGGCGGCACCTCGATCGTTCTCTGCTCCGTCGCAGCGGCGGGAGGGGTGGCGGATAGAAGCTTGTAATTCGCTAGCGACAAATCCACGGATGCATCAAGCCGATCTCCTTTGATGCCATTGACGCCTTCGCGCCGTAACTGATGGTAGCGCTCTGCGTCTCGCGCCTCCCCTTGAGCGGCCTGCGGTGAGGGGGTGGCGTCTGCTCTCATCAGCGTTCGCGAATACTCCCGCCAAAGCTCATCGACGAATGAAAGCAGGAATGCAACGTCAGCGTCGTGCTTTGCTCGATAGGCCGCCCTGATCTGCTCAAGTCGCAAAAGCCCATCGGCGAACGGATCGCCGGGCCCTCTCGCGGGCGGAAGGGCGGGCGATGACCTTCCCTGCAGCTCGTCTATGTTCGATCTGAGAGTCTCGATCTCTGCAAGCAAATCTCGCACGTAGAACTGAGCATTGTTCTTGAACGCAGTGTCATTGCGATTAAAGGCTGCGGAGATATCTGCAACCCTGTCCTTTCGCTCCCCCTCCGCCGCAACAGCCGGCGGGGCGGTGAGTGCAACTTCGTATGTCGCCGCGAAAATCTCGGGCTTGCAAGGATACAACTCGCCTTTAACGCCGCGGATGATCCAGTCGCCAATGCTGGCCGTCATCACTCCTTCGAGAGTTTGGATCTCAAGGTTTCCAGACGGCACCAAGTCGATGTTCTCAGGCACAGCGGAAACTTTGAACAATGGCAGTATCGATTCGATCGTACCGTCGAACTTCACAGCCTCAATCACCACCGGCTTCTTTCGATATTCACCCATCGCCTTCCCCTCGCTCAGTTTGTCCAAAACCATATAGCGATCATCCACACGAGCGGCCCAGATGCTGAGATCCTAATCGGATCATCCATCGGAATTTTGATGTCGATATGTAAATCATCGCCATCACATTGAGCATCGCAGTGCCACGCAATGCCGCAGATCGCCCAAATAAATATCAGCCACTCGATCATCGCGGCCCCTTCCTCCTGTTCCGATGCTGCGTCTTGAGCTCGGCGGTCGGGTCTGCGAACTCTTTCAACTCGATTCGCAGTCGCCAATATGTAGCAACCAAATCTTTCATCACCGTGCGCTTTGACAGCCCAGTGCGATCCGAGATTTGTCGCACGGTCAAGTCATCGTGAATATGTAGCCTGAGTACCTCATGTTGACGCTCAGGCAGCGACAGCAATGCTTCGTGAATTACCGCTTCTTGTCCGCGACGCCAGAACGCGCTGTCGAGCGGCTCATCCGATTCGGCGATGAGCTCATCGAGCCAGTCGCTGCGATGGATTGCCTTCACCCTGCTCCGATCTCTCCACTCGTTCGCGACGTTCGATGCAATTCGAAAGAGGTATCCGACAGGCTTTTCCACCTTGACCTTATCGCTGTAGCGGAGCAGTCGAACGAAAACGTCCTGTACGAGATCGTCTGCCTCGGCACTCGGCACTCGGCCACGGTTCATCAACCATGAGCGCAGCGGCTTTCTCCACTGTACGAACCAGCAAGCCAACCTCTCATCCTGTAGATTCGCTGACATGGCGCGGCCCTCGGGTTATGCGGTCGGTTCCTTCTTATCGAAAGAGTTCTTGTATGCAGATTCGAGCGCTTGGAACGCACCTTCACGCATGGTGAAGCAGCGATTCTGTGCTCGCTGCCATTCGAGCATTGAGCGATATCCTTGATGCGGCTTTTCCCGCTCATGCCGGTCGACGCCGCTCCACCATTGTTCTTCGGTTGGCATCTCGAACAACATACCTTTGCAGCATGGGCAGCAAGGCAAGTCGCCTCGCTTGCCTATTTCATATATCGACCCGAACCAAGTACACATTGCGCCATAGCAAAAGCGCGTGTCTGGCGGATCTCGACCCTCAACGCAGTCCTGAAACTCCTGCGCGAGTTGGTCCAGATATTCCTTTGGCGCGTCGGGATAGAAGTGCCTCGCCAATTCCAAGCACTTCTCGTCGAAACTGTATTGCTTCCCCATCACTCCCCCTCCGCGCGGTGGTTGCTTCGATTCGTTCTGCGATTCTTTCGGCGTGATCTCCTGCAGCCAGTCTGCCAACCGGCGAACGGTCGCCACATCAGTCAAGTGCAGCGCCGGCAGTGACACATAGGCGGTAGTCGAGTAGCACGTGCCGTCCTCTGTGATCAACTCCGACACCTTAAATCCTTGGTCCTCGCTCATGACGGATTACCCTCCGAATAGATCGCCCACGGCCTTTCCGGCGCGGTTGGTTTCATATCTCGTTTGCGCGTGATGATCAGCGTCATAGGCCAAATGGCAGCGCTGACACATTGCCTTGAGATTGCTGTCGTCGCAGTGCTCAGGTGTGTGATCAAGATGGGCAATGGTGAGCACAACTCGCGACGGCCTGTCTGGCTCGATCAAAGCGCCATGCAGGCGAAAGCAGTAGTCAGAGTGCTGCTTACACTCACCCTCGCACTCGCATCGGTATTCCGCGCGCTCCAATATCTTCGCGCGGATCTCCGGCCAGTTCGCTGGGTAGCGCCAGCGGTTCTCAGGCTTGATCGGCACTGGGCGTCTCACTCGGGGCCTGCCACCGATAGCCGACGCCGCGCTCTGTGACGATGACGCCTTCGGGCAGCTTCTTGCGGAGTCTGCCGATGAGGACTTCGATCGAGTTCGACTCGCGCACTCTGCCGCTGAGTGCCATGTCGATGTCTGCTTTGGATGCGATCTCGCCTGGCTCTTTGATGAGTGCGTTGAGCACCGCCATTTCAGCGGCAGTGATTTCTGTGCTCGTGCCGTTGAAGATCATCAGCATCCGCCTGGGATGCTCGCCGATCTCGATCTTTGGGACTGCGGCTGCGTTCATGTCGTCATTGCTCCTGCGATGAGTTCGTCGGGCACATTGAAGAATCCCTGCTTGCCTTTGAACAGGATCGGGCGCTCGAAGATTCGATACTCGGCGGCACGTCGCCAACCATAGCGACCGAACTTGAAGTGACCGCACGCGAAGTCATCGTCCGTCGACGGCTGCACCGGGTAGATGTTCTCGGCACGCAGGCAGTCGATGATGTGGACTTGGCCAAGCAACGCACCGCGCGGCAGGTCAGTGCGCCAGTTCGTGCCGAAGCGCGATCGGCAGAGGAAGTCGACGCGGTCACTGACCTCTGTCTCGATCTTCTTCGATGCATGCACGATGACCGGCCCGCGGATGTTCGTGAGCCAGTGCCGCGTCTCGTGCAGCTTGTGCGGCGATAACCAGAGCGATGCGAACGGCTGATGAAGGCTAATTGCTCTCATGGTCACTCCGGCTTCGGCAATGTGCGGGCAAGCTCGTTGACTCGGGCTCGTTCTTCCCAAAATTCGCGCTGTTCGCGTTCACGCTTGGAGTGATCGACGCCTTTGTTCATCTCCTTCTCGTACTCGTTGGCGTGCCTCTCGGCATAATCGGTCCAATCAAGAACCGCCTCACGATAAGCTCTGTCAGCCAGCCCTACGGCCCATGCTCTTGTATTGATGATTGACTGTCGCGCATGCTCAAGTTCTTCCTTGGTGCCGGTCGCCGCAGCATCGTAACTGTTCAGAAGAATCAGCTTGCCGTTGAGGTTGCGCAGTGCCGCGGCAGAGAGCAGGTCGCGATCTACAGTCTTGCCAGAGATCTCCACCACGGGTGCATTCGCTGCGCTTGGCCGTGATTGAGGTCCGTTGTCAGCGACCGGAATCGAATCGTTGTTGTGCGCTTCGTATCTGCAGCCAGCGAGCGTCAGCAGAATCACGATGAGGTATTTCATGACTTCACCTTCGCAGCACGATCGATCCGCTCAATCTCCGCGAGGATGAGAGCACCGGCCTTCACGAGGTCGCGACGGGCGCCGGCTTGATTCTCGGCGCTTCCAGTCGGCTTCCACCATTTGGCCTGCCATGGCCACATGATCGGCGGAATTTTGTGCCAGTCACCATCGCCTTGACTGCTCGGGTCCAGCACATCAGCGGCGTGCAGCGCATATGCCGTTGCGGCTGCAGCTAGCTCTCCCTCGTCGTGCTCCATGTCGTCGTGGCTGGGCGTCCAACCTTCAGCGCTGATCTGGCGCTGGCGCTCCTCGATAACATCAAGAGCGGCGCTTTTCTGCCCTCGGAGAAGCGAATATTGTTCTCGAAGAGTCGCAATCAAAATCTCGCCATCGGTCTGCATTACTATTTCCCCTTCGCTTTGTGCCAGGCGCGGATAGTCGCGCTGGTCGGTTTGTGTTCGGCGAACACCTTGAAGATCGCTTCGATCTGCGACTCCACCATCATGGCGATGTGGCAGTCGTCACGTTTCATGCCCATCTGTTCTGCAAGCCATCCGTAGGCGCGATACCTCATCGCACCCTGCAGCTTTTTGTTCGGCCGAGACTCCTCTGGATAGGCCAACTGCTGCGCCATGAACGGCTTCCAGAGTTGGTCGAACAGTTCGTGCGCGTCCATGCGATACGCACGCAGCGCCTTGCTCGCCAGGATGCCCAGCGGCTTGCCGTTCGGGTGGACACCGCAGATCCGGTCACATTCGCCAAGCGGACATTCCCAGATCGGCCCGTAATCTCGCCCACCGTAAACATGCTCGCTCGTCGTGCGATATCTCGCTAATAAGCCGTGCTCTTGGCACTTCAGACTTGGATGTTGAACGAAGTTACTGAGCTTCATTTTCCGAACTCTGTGATCCATGCTTTATCGAATGCGCGCATCGCTGCATCTGGAGTCTTGCCTACTCCGTTAACGCCGCTGTAACTGACGACCCATTCTTGAGTGGAAGGCCTGACCCGCATCTCTGGGCGAAATAAGACTGAAGGACGCTGCATCTCTGCGGCTGCGATTGAGAAGTCTTGCTGAAAGCATGCAATGGCATGCGAAGCGTCGAGGTGTACAGCGTTGCGAATGATCTCATTCGGATCGCAACTTGGGATCCGACTGCGGACCGCATCGTAGATGGCTTGATATGAATCGCTCATCGTTGTTTGCCCTTTGTAAGACCGGCCAATTCGGCACGAGTCCCCGCAATCCTCTCTTCCGCAATCATCACTGCGGCTTGGTGCAACTCTGGATATCTGCTCACAACCACGGCGGCAATTGAATTACGCGCAACGTCGTAGCTGGTGCCAAAACTGCGGCCTTGCATCCAATGGATTTCCATTGAGTTCGGCACAGTGGCACCAGGAGCGAACTCCATCAGCATGTCGAGGTTTTCAAGCTCGGCTGCCAGTTGTCGCAGCAGTTGAGATTCCATGCTCATTCCTGCTCTCCCTTCACATCGCCGGGGCCGACGAACTTGCGGCGGGGGCGGGTCGCGAGCTTCGGCGCGTCCGCCTTCACGGCCGGCGTTTCGACTGCTTCAGCGGCCGGGATCCCCTCCGTCCGTGTCGCCTCATTCACAGTTGAATTTTGAGAAGAGGCCGACTCTGGAGCCGTCAGAACGAATTGGGGCTCCTGCCCTTTGATGTGCCCTTCCTCCAGCACGATCGCGTCGCCGCCGACCGGGCGCACGGTCTCGATGATGATCTGGCAATCGAACTCCTTCGCGAGATCGGCCACCATCTTGAGCGCGTTGTCGTCCAGCAATGCCGCATTGCGAATCCAGCACAGGCGGATATTCGGGCGCTTCGCCACCGACAGGGCAACCGCGATGCGCATGCGAGTGCCATCGCCGACCTGCTTCCAGATCACGCCGTTGAGCTTGATGCCCTCGTCATCGAAGTCGAGACCTTCGACCGGCAACTTGCACGATGCGATGGCATCGCGGCGCGCCTTCTCAATCTTTTCGAGTTGAGCGGTGAGTTGCTCCACTGTCTGGCGGAGCGATACTTCGGCCTTCAGGTGCTTCTCACGCTGCTGCTTGTCGGCGAACTGCTTGTTCAGTCGAGTCGCGTTCGAGATCTGATCGCGAATTGCCTGGATCGCTTCGGCCGGCGTTTCGGGCGGTAACTCACCAGCCTCGGCAATCTTGCGCTCTGTCTCTTCACACTTCGCGGTGAGCGCTGCCGCCTCGGCTTCGATGGTTTCGCGCTTGCTGACCAGCTTCGCAGTGCCCTCGGTCTTGATGCGCTCTTGCTCGCGCAGCAGCGCGTCGATCTGTCGCTGAATCCTGTCTGCCGCTTCGTCAGTCGCCTGCTGCACCAGATCCAGTTCGCTCAGCACGCTGTCAAGTTTCAGCCGTGCAGCCTCTCTGTCCTTCTCAATCTGCTCGCGGGCACGGGCGCGATTCTCTCTGCGGCCCTGAATATTGAGATTCTTTGCGATTGCATCTTCGACCTGCTTCGACAGTTCGCTGACTTCGATGATTGCGTCGCGTGTGTCTGGAGGCACGCGAATCGCCTCGGCCGCTGCAAGTTCGCGCTTCTGCTCGCGCTTCACATCGGTACGGCGTGCGAATACACCATCGTGCTCGCGCTTGTTCGCTGCGAAGTCGAAGCCAGGCGCAAAGGATTCGAGCACGCTCACATGATGCTTCGGATCGGCGAGCAGGAATTCCAGCGGGTCCAGAAGGTGATCACTGACGATCTTCTTCAGATGAGTCGCAGCCTGCGGATACTTGGCGCCGGTCGGCGTCGTTAGTCGCAACTCGTTCTTCAGCTTGCCGTGCGCGTCGTATTCGTATGTGCGCGTGGCAATGAGGATGCTGCCGTCGTCATCCTTTAGATGCGACTGAATAGCCGCCTCTTCAGTGCCGTGCCTGATCGGATCATCGGGCGAGAAGCTCGCGTCCTTCAGTGTCGCGAAGATGGCATTGAGTGTGCTCGTCTTGCCTTGATCATTGCCACCGCTCAACTCTGTAACGCCGTCACCGAATGTGATGTCGACGGCTTCCAGACGCTGGAAGTTCTCTGCAATCAGTCGTACAAGTTTCATTGTCGTTCTACTCCGAATAAAAATGCCTCGCCCGTGGTTCAGGGGGTTGGGTCCACCAGTCGTCGACTGGCTGGGCGAGGCGTGAAATCGTTACAGCGCTCTCATGTTCGAACTGTCAATCGGGCGGCCATCAAGACCGACGTCAGTAGTCCAATCTGTTCGCGCAAGAAATACTTCGCCGTTGTCTTGCTCAATCACAGCTTCGACTGTGCCCATATCTTCCGTGCCTTCGATCTGCAACTCCGCGCTCTGATTGCGAACTCGCTGCAGTTTCTCGATCACTTCAAAGACCCTCATAACTTCTCCAGCGCATCGCGCGCGTCTTTCGGAAGGTGCTTGTCGAGGGCTTCGGCGATCGCGCGGTGAAGCAAGAATTCGCTGAGTCCGCCATAGTCCTGCTCATTCATGCCGCGAAACTGAATCCGGCGAACTTGCTGACTCGGCCGTTCTGAATACGAGAAGATCTCCTTCTGGATCAGCTTCGCGAGCTTTGTTACGCCGGCACTCACATCGCCTCCAAATGCTCGCGCATCTCGTTCGCCTTGACGGAAATCTCGAAGGGCATCTCGCGATCGGCAGCGGCGTACGCGTCGACTGCGGCCTTCATGAAGGCGGCGAGCTCTGGTGCGGTCGTGAACGCCTGGATCGATGTCATCATCGCGGCATCGTCGCCAATCGGCGGTGCGGTTGGCTTCTCGTCGGCCGGCTTGTCTGCGGGCTTGTCGATGACGATGCGCTTCTGTGCGGCGTCGGCTGCCGCCTTGAGCGCTGCCTTCTCCTCACCCTTCAGCGTTGCCCACGTTGCGCGCCGACGATCCTCAAGCGCAGCCAGCGTCGCGACCTTGTCGCATGCTTCGTACTCGGCGGCGGTTGGCGGCTTCACGGGCTCAGTCGATGCCTGACTGCTGCCAAGCGACCATCGAGCAAGCTTCTCGCCAAGATCTTCGTCAATGGGCTTGCCTGCCGCACCAGTGAAATAGGCTTTCAGATAACCGGGGAGCTTGATCATCATCTTCTCGCCGATCTCGTTTGAGTTCAGCGTAGGCACCCCGCCAGCGCCAGGCAGCAGCAGGACTTTGGCGGTCAGTTCGAAGACCAGTTCTTCACTGGCGATCGGCATCCATCCCATGCTCACAACCTTGCCGCCGCCGAGCTTGAGCTTGTCGCGGGCCTTGAAGCAGAAGATCAGGTGAACGTCTTGCTGCGTGAACCAATCAATGAACTCTCGGAGCGCACGCTTCGGCCTTCCCCACGCTGGAACGTTGGCCTTTTCTTCAGAGCACTTCCACGCTTGCATGATTCGATCGACTTCGTTTTGGTGCCATTCCAACTGCCCGCCCTTGCCTTCATGCAGATGGCTCGTCGAGTCAGTGATTACGGTCTTGCATCCCTTGCTCTGAAGGAATTCGATTCCCGCTCGGTAGTTGGCTGGAGTGAACGGTCCGGGGAACTTTGCGTGACGAAACTTGTATTTATCGTCGTAGTGCCGGGCGCGCTGATTCTCTGAATCCAGCACTCCAATATCACCACCGGCCACACGCTGTATTCCTGTCGCGAGACGCAAAGAAGATTCTGTCTTGCCTGAACCGCTCGGACCAACAACGCCAATCAGAAGCTGCGTGCCGTTACGCGGCCCGATCGACTCTTCGAATTTGATCGTGCTCTCGTTCATCACCACTCCTGCGCCTTTTCCATCCAAGTTTTCAGTGACCAGCCGTGTCCGCGAATCGGCGTGATCTTGTCTACGTATGCCGGCCAACGGTTGCGGCGCAGGCAGTCTTCCCAGAGCACGACAGCTCTGTTCCAGCGAACGCGGCCCAACTCGCGCAATTCGCCGTCAGGCGGGCCGGGATAGATCGCATACGGCGGTTCGATCTCAAGGTGAAGGAACTCCATCGAGATTCGCCCGGCAAGCTCTGGTCGAAGCCGCTCGACTGCGCTCACATATGCGGCGTGTTGAATGTCCCGCCCCATCTCAGTCATTTGCTTGCCAACGACGTCGGGATGTGCGGAATAGATTGTCTTGACGTCATAGATTTTGCCGCGATTGAGTTGGAGGCGATCCATGCGACCGCGGCAGAGCACCGGACCATGAATGCCGTCTTCCTCCCACTCGATCGCGACTTCGCTTTCGCCGCCTTCCTCAGTCAGGTCAATGCCGAACTCAGACTTCAGAGATTCGTGCAGGTAGCTCGCAGCGTCTTCGAGCGATTCATATTGATGCACGAGCATCGGAAGCTTGCCAGCAGCCTTCGCTTCATCTCGCAACGCCTGCGCCGCTTTCTTCTTCCAGTTGTCGAAGCCATGGATGATTTCCACGTCGGCGCCCTTGCCGAGCAAAAGAGCATGGATCACGTCTCCGTTGTCCATCGCCTTCGATTCTTTCTTCTTTATGAAGCCAGGATTTAGCGCTGGGCCGAGGCGTGGGTGATCCTTCCACGCATGGCGCGGGCTCTCTTCAAGCATCACCTTTGCGATGGATTGCGACAGTGACGGAACTGCGCACGGGTCGTCGCGATACTCAGCCTCACTCACGTCCAGAATGCGCGCGCGAGGCTGCAGAAGTTCGCTCATCAAATTCCCCTTCGTTCCAAACTCAACTCAAGCTGTTACAGAGTGAGGCCGGTCGCTACTCCGGCGCAGGGCTTTAGGTCTGCCCCTAGACAGCCACGCGCACGAGCCTGGAAGCGCATGGACTCATTTCTTCCCCGGTTTATGATCCCGGCATATTTCCAGCTTTTGCGTGTCTGCTTTCCACGCCGCTCACTCTGTAACAACTCTCTAAAGCGTCGCGCTAGCCAGCCGTCGGCGGCATCAACTTGCCAGCCTTTTGGAATACGGCCGTTCTGAAATCGTCGCACAGCCTGTCCAGTGTGATTGGGTCCAGAGCCGACAGCGGAATGGCCAGCTGGTCTCGACTCATATCTGGATTCTCCACCGGCCTGACAAAGTTCGGCACCGAAAATGGCTGCAGTTCTAATTCAATCTTCGCTTTCATCTCTCACCTCTGTTTGTTAAAGCGTCGCGCGGCAGGATTCGAACCTGCGGAGACGACTCCGTCTCGCCGTTGGAATGCCGGTGCCTTAGACCACTCAGCCACGCGCGACATCGAAACCTTTGCCCAACACCCCGCCGCTCACTGTGCGGCCCTACGTACGCTTGCCATCACTGCAGGTAAGCGGCGGGGCGGGACTCACTTCACAACTTTCAAAGCCACCTCGGCCTCGCGGACGACAACTCGCTCAGCTCTCATCCGCTCCACCTGTTCGCGCTCAACTCGCTCACCGATCTGTTCAAGGATCGCGCCGAGTTTCATATCGACCTCGCACAGCGATCCAAGTATGAAAGTCTCGTCGCCGCGCTTCAGCTTCCACCGCATTGCCGACTTGCCGTCGTCCATGCGAATCAACTTGTACCCGCACCACTCCGCCCGATTCGCCAACTGCGGCTCAACAGCCACAGCGAGATTCACCGGCGGGAATGTGAAGCGGGTGGGCATCTCAGTATGATCCAGCGTTCATGCGCAGCCAGCGGCGTGCCCACGGCTTGTTTCGATTGGCCTGCGCCATCAGGTATGCCTCACGTTTCGTGTCGTACCTGATCTGATCCAGAGTTTTCTCTGGCAGCAGCAGCTTCGCCCTGACTTTGATAGGACTGTTCACGCGGGCACCCTGGTGGTAGGCCATGATGTTTACTTCCTCTGCGAGGCTTCGAACGCGCGGCGCAGTGCTTCCTCAGTCAAGCACTTCTTATCGCCGCACTTCTCTGTCTGAGGTTGCGCAAGTATGAAAGCCACCAGCCGATCAAGCTCTGCAGCGGCCGACGTCAGGTCGCGATTCTCGGATGAGGTGCAATTGGGAAATTGTGGCTTCGCTTTCCGGCCGCGCTCGCGCTTCGCCTTCTTCTCGTAGGCTTCCTGCACGGCGTCCATCTCGAGCACCATGTCGCACGCCGAGTCCGGCATGCCGATCGCGGTGAACTGCGCGGCGGCGAGCAGCAGGTAGCAGTCGCCATCGGTCCACGACCAGCCGAGAAATCCAGAGCCACCAGGCCGCGAGCCACCAGCATTCACGCCGGTGCCGCCGCAGCCGGGAATCGACAGCCCGCCCTGCGCGACGCTCGGCGCATTACGACGCTGCTGAAAATTCATGACCTGCAGATTGCCGGCGTTGTTCGCCTCGCTCGATGTGAGCGTGCGCGATGCGTCGAACACCTCGACCGTCGCCAGAGATGACGAGCTCGCGACTGCAGCCGCAACCGCTGACGCATTTGCGCCATCGTCCGGCGGCCCTTCGCTTGGCGCACCAGCACAGGCCGAGCTCGCCACCATCACCGCCGCCGCCATCACCATCACTCTTCGAAGCCACATGTCATTCACCCTCTGTTGAAACACGTTTATCAGTCGAACTCTTTTCGGCCTTCGATTTCTTCACGAAGGTCTCGAACAACCATTGCAGGATGTCGGCAATCCCCTTCACCATCTGCCTTGCTGCCTTGATCTCAAGACAGATCCAGACGCAAAGCACGATCGGTATGCAGATCACCAGCACTATCAAACCAACTACGATCCAATCGCCGATATCCATCACAGACCCCTTCGAAAAGTTACCGCCGATCAGCCATGAACCGAAGATATCCAGACGGTCGCGACCGGCGAAAAGCCTTCGCGGCAGCCATCAGCACTAGCATCACAAGTGCAGACTTGAGCGCCATCATTTCGCACCTCGCTGAACCTGATCTTTCAGAAACCCATGCTGCGGCTCATATTTCAAAGCCGCACGCCGTCGCTCCAACTCTTCCGCATCACTCCAATGTGGCGTGACCTGCGGCACCTTCACCGTCGTCTCGTCATCAGGCACACGCACTTTCCAGCGCAGCAGATTGCGGATCCAGTTACTCACGGTAGCCGTGCTCTTCGTTGTACATTTTCCAGAACGCTTTCATCTCCTTAGCGAAGTCGAAGTCGTGCATAACGACGCTGGACTGTCTCAAAGTCGCCAACAGACAACATGGACAATCGCCGGCCATCTCTCGAAGCTTTGCCTCCTGCTGATCGCTGAGGATTCCTTCAAACCCGTTCGCATCAACTGCCGTCTTCGCGAAGGCGATCAACTCCGCCAAAGGCTTTGCATCAATGCCGCCGCACTCGCACACACGGCATACCCTGTTGGGATTATTCGTGCAGCCACGCTCGTGCTTTGCCATTGCAGGGCGCTGGAATCCGCCCTTGTTGCAGTGGTCGCAGTACAGCCGCGTTACCTTGCGCTCTCTCATTTCGCGATCTCGTCGAGCAGCATCGAGGCCTCTCGCAGCACATGTCGCGCTTCAGTTCGCGGCGATCCGCGATGCTTCTTGAACGCTGCCTCCAATCGATCAGACATTGCGACCATCTGGGCCATCTGATAACCGGTGATCATCTTCATTCCAGCGCCAAGGTTTGGCCGATGCCGCGCGCAGTAAAGGCTAAGCACAAGCGCTCGCTCGCTGCAGTTGGGCGACATGCACTTATTAGCGCTCGGACCTTGCATGACCTTGATGCCCATCAGTCCCCCAACTCGTCGACTTCGATGATGCGCGTCAGCTCGTTGTACAGGCCGGGCAGCATCGGGAACGGTTTACGAATCACACCGTCTTCATATGTCACTTCCATGATCGTGACATCTGGATCCAGCCCGAGACCTCGCGCTCTCACCGACGCGTAGGTGACACGATAAGTCACGTCCACCTGCCAGGACCTCTCGCCGAGCGACACCATCGTCGTTAGCGTCTGCACCGGGCCGATGTCGCGGCTTCTGACGGCGCTCATAACAGCACCTTGTATTCTTGCTGTAAAAGCACCGCTTCATTCGAAAGCAACGGAAATCGCGCCCTGCCCACTGCCAGAATCATTTGCCCATCGTGTGCCTTTCTGATGCAGCACTCTCGTATGTCCAACTGAGAGTAGGCGACAACGCTATTACCAACCATGGCAAGCACGCGTAGTTCGCCTCCCTGCTCGCTCACTTCCAGACTGCGGGGCATCTCTGCCGTACCAGCAAGCCGAAGTGTCACGCCAACGCTTTCAACCGCGCCCATCGTCATTGCCTCTTCGCTGGTCCGAGTTGGCAACTGAAGTGCACGCCGTAGATCACCGCGTGACGCTTCGACAAGCAGTCAGCCGCGAGATCTCTCTCAGTTGCGTAACAACCAAAGATCACTCCGCCGATGACACCGATTAGAAGCGTCAACCAAAATTTGAAGCGCGACTTCACGCTGATGGCTCCTGCGTCTCGGCAACCTTTTCGCTCTCAGGCTTCGGCGGCAATAGCGCAATACGGAGAGCGTCACGCAAGATCGGATCCAGCATTGGCACACCAAAGCCATCCAGATCGGTCGCGAAATCGGTACCTCCGACGATCATGAATCCCATCGACTCAGTAGCACGGTCCCACCTCGCGACGCCAGCACACAGAGCGGCTGCCACAAGCGCGTAATCCTCCGCGAGTTCCAGCTTTGATTGAATGACAAAATTCGCGATGCCAGCATTTCCACGAACGCCAGTCTTTTCGATGATCCGAGCACGGTAAGTGCTCACCGTCTTCACGCTGAGATTCAGCCGTATAGCAATCTCAGACGGCGTGTGACCTGAGGCGATCAGATTCATCACTTCGATCTCACGCGGCGAAAGTTTTGATGGTGCGCTCATCAGTGCCTCGTGTCTGACTCTTCGACGATCGTCACGTTTGTGTCGGCGTTGAACGTCATCTGCGTCTCGGAGCAGCTTCGGTTCTCGCGATCATCCGCAGCAGCCAAGTGCGGCGAATATTCCCGATTGAGGCTTACATACATCGCACCGCCAAACGTGTCAGTCCATATCGTGTCGATCGGCTCGAAGTCCGAGCCGTCGAATACAGCGCGGCCGGTGCGGTACTTCGCGACGACACTTTCGACCTGGTCAGCCGTCGGACCGTCAGTCCAACGCACATTGATCGCGTCATGCACCTCCGATTCGATCGGCGTCATCCAGAAAGTGATTTCCGGGAATACCTTCGCGAGCTCATACGACAGATTGATCGTCGCGCAGACCAGCGCATTCATGGCCCCGACCACGACCATTTCCGGGTAGCGAGCCCTGAGCACCAGCCGACCGGACCAGCCAGCAATGCGGCGGTCGAATGGCTCTTTGTAGGGATTGAATGCACTCACGGCTGACCTTGGAAGCTTTGCAGTCGTCAATCGGCTTACGTTGGTCGATAGCCTAATATCTGATTTCTGCTGTTGTCAATAGTACCCTCACCAAATGTGAGCATTGCCTTGCAACAGAATCGCTTTTATGATGCCGATCATGAACCTATTGCAAACCACTCTGCGCCTGCTCAAAGAGACGGGCTACAAATTGCCCTATATCTCGAAGGCCACCGGCATCACGATCCCGTGGCTCGCATCGTTCAAACGACAGAACTGCAAAGAATATGGCGTGAAAAAAGTGCAGGCCCTGCATGACTTCCTGGCTCACGGCATCCGCGCGCAGAAGGACCAGCCCGCGCAAGAAACACCGCAGGAAACAGCCTCAGCCTCGCAATAGTTGACCACTCAAGAGCGCGCCAACAATGACCACCGACAATGCGCGTGGCTCTCTATCTCCTCGCGAGATCGAAGTGCTACAACTACTTTGCGCCGGCCGAACGCATGCTGAGATCGCAATCGCGCTTTCCATCAGCTCGCGCACCGTCGACTCACACCGCACGCACCTTACCGAAAAGTCAGGCTGCGAAAACGGCATAGCTCTCGGCGCATGGGCTGAGCGACACGGATACCTGCGGGGCGTGCATGTCGGCGTCGGTGATATGTGATGGCAATGAAAGCGGGAGTTCCTGGCGCGCTCCGTCGTCTCGTAATGCGAGAGGGCGGTTATCGGTGCTGTGACTGCGGGATCGTTGGTTACGAGAAGCGATTTCCGAAAGGGAATGGCTATGGCTTTTACACCTCAATCCCCGAGGTCTATTTGAGCATTGACCACATCATTCCCCGATCCAAGGGCGGTTCCAATGAGCGCGCCAATCTTAGAATCCTCTGCACGGTCTGCAACACTCGAAAGGGTGTTCGCCTATTGCCCGAGCTTCAAGGTGCCGCATGAGGGCGCGAAGTCTGAAGCCGGGCTTCTTCAAGAACGAGATTCTCGGCAGAGCCGATCCGTTGATCGGCATCCTTTACCAGGGACTCTGGTGCTCCGCCGATCGAGATGGCCGATTGGAGGACAGGCCGCTCAGACTGTGCGCCGAGGTGTTCCCATACCGTCGAGCCGTCACCGAGAAGCGCGTTCAGCAATGGTTAGAGTGGCTGTGCGAGCAGCGCTTCATTGAACGATATGAGGTCGCTGGTCAGCGCTACATACAGATCTTGGCATTCGGTCGGCATCAGCGCCCTCACGTAAATGAGGTGCCCTCTACAATTCCGGCACTTACATCACATTCGGCACAACCTTTGGACGACCAAGGTTCACCTCAGAGGAACACCTTGGAGGGGTCCAAGGTAGCAAGCACTTCGCAAAATGGTAGCAAGCACTTCGCTCTGACTCCGGACTCCGGACTCCTGACTCCCTCTTCTCTGACTCCTGACTCCATAAAGAACCCGAGCACCGCTGGTGCTCCGTTGGGTGACCTGAACGGGAACGGCGAGTTGCATCTCGACATGGAAAGCCCACCGGCACCTGATCCGAAGGCCGAGCGACGAGCCATCGCCGATCGCGTCTTTGAGCACTGGAAGACCACTCACGAACATCCTCGTGCGAACGCCGACGACAAGCGCCGCAAGTTGATCTTCCATGCGCTCGACTTGGGCTACACCGAGGCCGATCTCTGCCAGGCGATCACGGGATACCTCAACTCCCCGCATCACATGGGCGAGAACGATCGCAACACGAAATACGACAGCATGGAGTTGATGCTTCGGGACTCGAAGCACATCGACCAGGGATTGAGGTTTTACGCCGATCCTCCCCGCACTGACCGAAGCAAGCTGATGCGACGAAACATTGCCGCGACTGGCGGATGGGTGCCACCGGAGATGCGAAATGCAGGCAAGTGATTTCAAGCGGTTTAACGCCGTTATGACCGGCATGGCCGAGATGTTCAATCGCGAAACATCCGATGCGCTGTTCGACGCGTACTGGCTCGCGCTTCGCGATTGGTCGTTGCAGGACTTCGAGCGCGCGGCCGGGCATTTGCTCCAGCACGCGAAGTTCATGCCGCGCCCGGTGGACTTCACCGAGCTGCGAAAAGCCGGCGAGCCCACCGCTGGCGAGGCGTGGGAGGTGGTGATGGCTGGTTGCCAGACTTACGGCGCAGCGTCGCGACCTGGTCCCGAGACTCGAGTCGGTCGCGCGGTGGCTGCTGTTGGCGGCTGGGATGCGATCCGTCGTGCGGACGTGGAGACTTCGTTGCCGCACATCCAACGACGGTTCCTGGATCACTACGAGGAACTCTCTGACGTGGATCCGGTGCGCGAGCAGTTACCGCACATCGCTGCGAAGGGCGAGCTCGCAGCGCTTCGGGATCCGCGGAAAGGTATGCAGGCGCTGACTGTTGCGGCTTCACCGGTTGCGAATCTGCTTGGAGATGCGCCGAAACATGCCGAGGTGATTCTGTGTCCTGATGAGCGCAAGACGGTGGCTGTTCAGGACCGGTTGCCTCTGCCCGGCGCATCGGAGCCGCGACCGGCGATCAAACCTGTCGACGACAGTGAAGATCGAAAGCGCGAGAAGGTGCAGCGGTTGCAGGCGCTGGGCACGCTGGACGACGAGACGATCGCGAAGGCTGCTGGCGTGTCGCTCGAGTTCGTGCGCGCGCAGGTGGCGGCGTGAACCGTCGTGTTTTTCTGCAACTCCTGAGCGCAGCGACGGCCGCGGTGCCGATCTTATCGCTCGATACTCAACTGAATCACGATGTTGTCGTTGAGGAGTTTTGCATTGAGCAGATAAATTTCGATTTCTATTCCTCAATCGCAGAGGTAGTTGCGTTTTCTGAGTCGCGTCGACGTATCGAATTCAGAGTCACAGAGTTGCAATCGGTCGAGAGGCATCTGCGAGTTGGAGTAAAGTTTCGTATGCAGGTCGCCGCATGAGCCGCTTCGTTTCCCGCTGGTCTCGTCCGATCCGTCGTCGCGGCATGTCGCAGTCGCACTTCCGCAAGTGTCGAAAACTCTGGTTGCGATCTGGCGGTGGGTTTGCGCCGTTGTGGGAGGGTGCATGAGTAACACCGCTGAAAAACTTCAACTGCTGATTCGAAACTGCCGCGCGGGCGTGACTCTGAGAGTGAACAACCACCGCAGCATTTGCCAGACTGCCGCGCGGGCTCTCGACGAGCAAAAAGATTGGCTATGTCCACCTGAGATCGAAGACAGCGTGCGCGCGAAGATGATCGAAACAAACACGATCATAGAGATCCACTTCTATCCGCGCGGCTCCGTCTCGTTCTACGAGATTTTTCACCACGATCTTGACACACTGCTTGATGAGGCGATCGCATGCCTGCGTGAAGACTTCGCCAGCCATCCTAAGATTGAAATCGTATGACCCAGCAATTCGACCTGATGCCGCGCGAGTTGGTCGACGCGATGATCGACGGTGCAGAGGCGAAGTTGCCGAAGGCGCGCGAGGTCGTGCATCCGCGCATGCCGCTCGCAGATGCAATTCGCGATCGGCTCGGCAACACGTCAGGCACATGCAGCTTCTGCGGTCTATGGCCGTGCTGCTGCACGACCGGCACGAAGGAGGCCTAGCCATGAAGCCCGGCGTCTACTGGTACTTCGGGCCACCGCCAAGCCATATCGGCTGGTGGAAAACCCGCACCGATTGGCAGTTGGTTGAAATCTATGACGACGGATGCGCATGCGTACCGGATCGTGAAGGCTTTTATGACTCATATTTGCTTTCGTCAAATGACGTCGAACGCATGCAGCGCGAGGGCAAGTTCGTCGAGATCTCGAAGCCGGAGAAGCCGCAATGACGGTTGCAACTCACCAGATTGGGAAAGAGATCTGCGACGCTCTTGGCCTTGATGGAAGCCTCGTGCAGAGCATGATGATCAGCTTCGTCTCTGGCGATGTCGTCAGGATCGAGGCGAACATTCATCCAACACGAGATCAGATCTTGAAGGTTGCCGCCGTGCTCAAGCGCTACGAGTTGAAAGAGAAAACGCAATGATCCGAGCAATCTGGAATTGGTTTCGAAGTGATCCAGGGCCAGCGACTCAGTGCGCACCTGCAGAGCCTTGTCCTCACGGCAGCACATACGGTCCATGCAAGATCTGCCCGCCGTGGAGACTGGTGGCCCCTGATCCGCCGCGTGTCGAAATCAAAGCTGACGCAAGCCAGTTCACTGAGGCAACTCGCCGAGTCGATGAGCAGCTGAGAGTGCTCGGTACCTTCGACTCCAACAAACTGCACGCGACACCGCAGCCGGGCGTGTATTGGTTCAAGCACGATGAAGGCCATTCGCTCTGGCAGGCTGTCGAGATTTTCGAGATGGAGCGTGGTGGCCTTTTGCTCTGCTCTACGGCGGGCGATCGTGGAGTTTCAGGCGCAGATCTTGAAGCCAGATGGCGCACCGGCCGCTTCGTCCGAATCGAGGAGCCGAAGTCGTGAGCAAGCAGCTTCAGCGCATCGAATATCTTATCGGCCAATTTCGGAAAGTTCCGTACGACCGATTCCGGGGCTGCACCATCTGGCTCAAGAGCGATGAGATCGGCGACGTGATTGGAATGCTCGAAGACTTGGAGAAGCTGGAGCAACTTCGTCCACTGCTCAACAAGCTGGTCAGCACACAGACTGGCAACCGGGCAACGGTGTCTCTGGAAACAGAGGACGAAATGACCCACCTGTTGGAATTCTTGGGCGAGCGTGGCACGTCGAAGTAACAGATTTTTTCACAACGAAGGGGAAACAATGGAACCGTCATTCGCAATCGAAGAAACCATCTGCAAGATGGGAAAGATCTCCATCAATTTGGAAAAAAATGGTCCAAACGATGAGGTTATAGTTTTCTGTATTCCAATCACCGGCGCGCTGCTGCCTGCGGCTATGGCTGCTGAAGATCCTGCGAATCTGATCGCAGGCGATCCATACTTCACCCGATCAATACTCAACGACAACAAGGGATTCGTTGAGCCCATGAAATGGTTGCGTGCACCGATTTCATTTCCAGAGAAATACGAAGGCGCTCGAGTTTCGATCAAATTTCCAAGCGATGAGGTGGTCGACTTCGAAGGATCACGCGTTGGAGATATCGAATTGAGCGGAGTTCCTGGCAGTCTGACTCGTGTCGACTTCCAGATCCAAATCAAGCCGGAACTTGATCGCGTTAACTTGCTGCTCCAGGAGTACCAGGATCACAAGATTCGCATAACGGTGCTCGACGCGAAGATCGCAAGGAAGAAGACCAAGGGTCAGCAGCAACTGCCGCTCACGCAGTCGACCGAGGAAAAGGAACTCTCGCGATCGACGCCTGAAGAACTCGCAGCGGCCGAACAGCGCAGTGAACTCAGCGACGAACTCGACAGGCAGTTCCGCGAGGCCGACGCCAATCGCCAGTACGACGAGGCTGCACGCGGGCTGGAGGGAAAATCGCGAGCCGACATGACCGACGAGCAGTGGGAAGAATTCACCGACCGCGAACACGCTGAGAACATTGACGGCGAATCGGACGGCACCGACGACAGCCAGGACGATGGCGCGGGGGATGAGGAGTGAGCGAACCATTGATAACTACCACTCCAGTGATGGTCACAATCCCGCTTGAAGGATGCGATTCAGAATCGCGTGCAATCAGTGCGGCGATTTATTTGCTCGAAAAAACACAGTTCGACATCGGCAAGACGCTCACATCTGACCAACGAGCACGGATTGCTGATTACCTGTGCGAACGATTCCATCGGCAAGTCCTGGAAGAGATTCCGTTGAACGACGTCGAAGGATTGGCAGCGGCTACAGTCGAATGGGGCAAAGGCAGGAAACAGTGACCCGCCGCAACTCTCCAAGCATTGGACAACTCGGCGGCAGAGCGGCGGCACGGGCGCGCACTCTGCTGACCGATGAATTTGGATTGCCTGAACCGACTCGCACGCCGCCGATGCCGAAGGTGACGCCGCCCGCTCAACCGAAGCAGGCGGCAATGCTGGGCATGGAGACGAGCGCGGCGGTCTCAATGGTCGCCGCACTCCAGCGCGACAAGCAGAAGCGAGCCGAGAAGAACGCGAAGCCTGAGGAGGACTTTGCGGCTTACATCCAGCGCTACAAGTTGCCGACTGCCGTTCGCGGCCACAAGTTCGCTGTCGAAGAACTCGGCCGCAAGTGGGCGTTCGATTTTGCCTTCATGCAGTTCATGACCGCGGTGGAGATCGAAGGCCTCAACGTGCAGCGAGTTCACATCGCAACGATGGGACCAGCCGGCAACGTCATCAAAACGACGCCGACGCTCATCTGTCGCGGTCGTCATGCAAGCGTCGAAGGCTTCTCGGAAGACTGCATCAAATATGCTGCTGCCGCCCGGCTCGGTTGGACCGTGATCCGCTTCACAACGAAACAAGTGGCCGATCAAACGGCCATCAACGAAACCATGCGCGTGCTCCACGCGAAAGGCTGGCGGAGATGACTACTCCACGAAAAATAACAATCCGGCAACGTGAGCCGAAGATCTTCATCACGCACGATGGCCAGACAAAGTCGATTCGTGCATGGGCTGCACAGACTGGACTGAACTGGCACACCATCATGGAGCGCTACCGAAAAGGGTGGCAGGGCGAAAAGCTCTTTGGACCGGTCAATTCGCCGAATGGCGGCAAGCGCCACGATGGAGCACACCGAAAGCAGATCAAGAACCCGAAGCTCGAGGCAATCAAAGTCGCGCGTAAACAGATTGCCACAGACGCAACTGAGCGAGCGTCCCGTGCTTTGACCGCCGAACTTTCCCGGCCACTGATCTCGAAGTCACTACTCACGAATGACGAGCGCCAGGAGATCAGAGATCGCGTGAAGTATTCCGGTCAGATCACATGGCGCGAGAATGGCCCGTCCGGAGTGTTCCGCTGATGTGGCTCGTCAGAATCATCGACGGGAAACCTTCGCCAGCGATCAGAATGGACGACAGTTCGAAGCCGCATGCATGGCGCACTCAAAACGGTGCGGCAGCCATTTCTCAATCACCCGAAGGCGCACTCAGCAGCGCAAGGAACGCACTCGACAGGCCAAAGGATATCCCGGTACCCGACGATCCAGAGCGCGCGCACAGAATCAGAGAACTCGCCGAATATCTCAAACAGGCGGTGAAGTCATGAATCCATCTGAGGCGTGGGCGCTACTCACGTTGCGCTCGAAGAGTTTCGACCGATCATCGGGTGCTCACGGATCACTGACATCTGGAGATGTGGCTGCGTTACTTGGTGGCCTGGATCGTGAGCCTTTCCTGATGGGCATGGCGGCCGAGCTTGCCGATATGAGATCTCTTCGAGAGGTCGAGTTGAATCTCTGGGCACGGGCTGGTCATATGGCAAGAAAGGAAAACTGGAAGCTGATCGGCGGCGAGATGACTGTGCGGCGCCTATCCGCCGTTGCTCTGTATGAGGCCATCGACGATCTCATGTGTTACGAATGCAACGGTACGAAGCAGATGGTTTTCGCTATCGCTGAGCATCCCGGATTGGCAATGGCACGCTCGTATCGAGCGATCAATCCGCAGTCCTGTGCTGTCGAATGCATTGCATGCGAGGGCGAAGGCCGGATAGTGCTCACAGGTCGACGCAAAGCTGCGCTCGCCAGTCTGAACAAAGACACCTGGACGCGCTTCTGGTCGGGGCGATATGAGCGTATCTTCGAAATCGCGCATGGCTGGCGCGAGACGGCGGGCAGGTATCTTGCGAATCGGCTCAAGGATGAGCAGGTAGACACCGAAGGCCTGTCGGCTCAAATCCGAGCGTATGAGCAGCGTGAAGAAAACATCAATAAAATCAGCGACTCTTGCGCATTGCCGAAATTGCATGGTAAAAACTCGCCCCGAGAGGTCACGTCTGAAGGAAATTCAGGCGTCACCGAGGTCGATTTCCGGGCCATGAAGCGCACGAAACTGCGGCTCCCGGAAGCGGCCGAGTAATTGGATACCCCACGAAAGGGCGGGGAGTGTTGATAGGTCCGGTGTGCTGGGGGCAGTGGCGACAGTGAGCCCTCCGAGATCAGGCCGCTACGACGTAAACCATCCGGAGAGCCGGTAAATCGTCGAGCCGAAGCATTAGTGTCGTCGACCTTGAAACTGAGCGACAAACCGCCCGCATAGAGAGCCCGCAAGGGCAATGCCCGCCCCGGGGAGGTGCTCCTCCTCGGGGATGGGCTGGAATGTTTTCCGGCTGCGAATGCCTGCTGTGACTACATCGGTTTTGTGTGTCACGGCGAATTCTTGTCTCAGCCATTCCGTTTGCGAGCTTGGCCGTACACCGAATCCCCTTCGGCGGCTGACCCGCATCGCCGGTCGCCTCTCTCGTCTCGCTCCGAGAGGGGCGCCGGCACCTACCTTGGAGGTTTCATGCGATTGACCCGATCCGCTGTAATGGCGGTCGCGATGCTGTGCGCGTCGGTTTCGTACGCTGCTGTCCAGTCTGTGACCGAGCCCGACACCGTCGTCTTGCTGCGAGTCGCTGGCAAGCTGCGGACCGAGCCGGCGTTCGATAGCAAGGCTGATTGTGAGCGCGCGATCCCGGACATCATGGAGGCGGATGGCGCCGCAAAGACCTCAGGCCGCTGGAAGTACAACTGCGAGGAGATCACAAGCTGGTTCGCAACCTTCGCGGCGAATCCGACGGTGCCAGCGTGCGCACCGCCGCGCGCGCCGATCGCCGAGGTGATGACGTGCCCGGCCGGTACCGTCGGCGGCTACACACGCACCAAATCATGGACCGCGGCGCCGGCCCCTCAATGCGAAATCGAAGGCGAGTGGATTCCAAGCTCGCCGCCGGCCGAGTACTGCCTACCCGATCAAGATGGCGACGGTGTTGCGGACGCGGCCGATCAGTGCCCGACCGTCCATGCGTCAACGCCCAACGGTTGCCCGCCACCGCCGCCCCCTTTGGCTGCGCCGATCGTCACGGCGACTGGCATCAGCACCAGCCAGATCCGCATCGAGTGGACCGCCGTGCCAAACGCCGCTGCCTATTCGCTCGAGCGCTGCATTGGAGCGACGTGCACGAGCTTCAGCGGCCTGTCGAGCTACGCATGCACCACTGTGCGGACCGCAACTCACACCTCGCTGCAGTCCGCTGGCCTATCGGTGAGCTATCGCGTGCGAGCGGCGCGTGACGTCGCATGCACGGACTTTGGCCCGTACTCGAGTATCGTCGTTGGACGCACGCTCGCCGCCGCACCGGTGAACTGCGCCGTCAGCGCGTGGTCAGCGTGGAGCGAGCCGGCCTGGCCAGCAACCTGTCCGCCTGGCGTGACGCAGACCCGAACCGAGACCCGCACCCGAACAGTAACGACTCAGCCGGCGAACGGAGGCACCGCATGCCCAGCACTGACCGAATCTCGCACGGCAACGCGCACATGTCCGAGCGGAGGCACTGGCGGCGGTGGTGCTGGAACGGCGCGACTCTCATGGCAAGCACCCACGCGCAGAGTGGACGGGAGCACGTTCGATAATCTGCAAGGCTATGTGATGAGCTACGGCCGGTTGCCGACCGAACTCGTCTACAGCACGCCCATCGCGCCGTCCGCGAGTGCGCACGAGTACACCAATCTAGCCGCTGGCACTTGGTACTTCGCGATCTGCGCGCGATCCCAATCTGGGATCTTCAGCGATTATTCGTCTGTCGTTCAGAAGGTCGTGCAATGAAGATCCACGTGAAACGTTGGCTGCTTGGGCTGTGCTCAGCTCTCATTGCGATCGCCTGCGCCGATGCGGGCGTCATCGTGCAGAGTGGCTCTGGCCAATGTTTCAACTGCACGACCGGCGGAAGCAGCGGTTCGTGGGCTGACGTATTCGTTACCAACGTAACTGGTGTTGCGCCAGAGCTCGCCACGGATGGACGCAAGGTTGGCGTACGAGCAACGAATCTCTCCAACCTTGGTCAGGCGCTCACATCTGGCAACGGCGCATCGTTGAGCATAGTGACCAACGGTTCGTTCGATGGCGCTGAAAACGCTGTGAGACTCAACCCACCGACAACTCTCGTGAGTGGTGAAGGCCAATACGCTGGAATCTTCAATGGTCTTGATCTTTGGGGTAACGGATCGAAAGACATCGCGCAAATGAATTTTCGCTGGCTGCAGTACTACGGCTCGACGTATTACAACCAGTCAGGCGCTGCGAAACTCTCGGGATACAAGCTAGGCCCAACTCTCACACCTGGTGGTGGTTCGCCTGCACGCACTGGTGTCTGGGAAAATTGGGACACAGCTTGGACTGACTGGAAATACATCAGCATCACTTCGAACACGGTGCAGGTGTATGCGTTCCCAGCACTTGGGGCACCACCGCTAGATGCTCTCACGCAAGGTGAAGGCATCGACTCCAGCCCTGACACATCGAAGCTGTATCAGATGCGCGGGAGTGCAAACCATGCAGCGAATCCACCGATCATCGGCGGCGAATGGGTCTGCTACGAATTCATCGTCGACGCCCGCCAAGATCGCGGCAACGCAAACGGCCGAATTCAACTGCTGATCACAACGCGAGACGGCGTTCTCAACGCAAAGCAGCTGATCACGGACGTCAACCGCGATCATGGCGAGCACCCCGGTGGTGCTAACCCATGGGACTACGCGAATAGATATATCGCGACTCTCGAATATCTCGGTGGCTATTGGGGTGGCAAGGTTGGCACCGGCGATGCGAACGCTTACACCATGTACTCGCACATGACTTTCGCCGCCAACATGACGATCAACCAGCGCATCGGCTGCCCCACGGGATTCACGAGCTTCTTCTTCGGGCCGCGATTCTTCATGCCCGCCAACGACGCCATATTCGATGAGAGGATCGCCGCGTGAAGGTAATGAGATTTCTGATTCCGCTGCTGTTGCTGTGGGGCGTCGCCGCGCATGCAGTTCCAGCCAATGACGCAGCAGGCACTGCTGGTGCTGGTTGCTCTGCTGATGCGACGCCAAGCGTCAACGTCAACGTCAGCGCTGGCAGCGATCGCTATGGCATCGGCTATATCTACTGGGAAGGTGCGGTCACAGTTTCTGGTGCGAGCTTCGGCGGCCAAACGCCCACGCTGCATAAGTCGCACACCGCAACGAATTTCTACATGTACCGGCTGGACGATCCGGCGACAGGCGCACAAACGTTTGCAGTCACCATCTCAGGCGCGCCGAGCCGCTGCTACATCGGCTGGCTCACATACAGCGGCGCAGGCTCTCTCACTGCTGCTGTTGAGAACAACGTCTCGGCAACGACCACACTGCCTCTCAACATCACATCGACATCAGCTGACCTGGCTGTCGATGCTGCTGTATGGGGCGGAACGACGATCGTTGGCGACGTATCGCAAACGGTGCGCATCGACGCCGATAACTTTGAGGCGACTGCGCGATCGTTCGGCGCGTCCGAGAAAAACGGCAGCGGCACGGTCGCCATGACTTGGACAACTGGTACCAACGCTACAGGTTTCATCCTCGGCGCAAGCCTGCAGGCACCAGTCACACAAACCGGAATTATCTCGAAGAGGCGGAGACACTGAGATGCGGAAAAATCTCTTCGCAGCATGGCTGCTGCTTGGGCTTCTGGCAGTCGATGCGAGTGCCACCAGCCTCTTCGACATCGTCACAAAAGGCAGCGTCGACCGTAGCGTCACCGTCGACATCATCGATAGCACCGACGGCACACCTGAAAACGGCGTCGTCTTCAACACCAGCGGCATCGATCTTTGGTATCGACGCGAGGGAGCCGCGCGTACAGCCATCACAGAGGTCACGCTCGCTGCGCTGACGACTGCACACACAGATGGCGGATTTCTCTATGTAAGCGATGGCACATATCGTCTCGACCTGCCAGACGCCGCATTCGCCACCGGCGCCAACTACGTCGACTTCGGCGGCACGGTCACCGGCATGATCGTCATCGGTGGCCGCGTGCGCCTCGTCGACTATTCGCTCGAGGACAGCGTGCGCCTGGGCCTCACCGGCTTGGCCAATGCCACGCCAGGCGCAGCGGGTGGACTGCTCATCGCTGGCACCAACGCCGACTTCGATGTCACGGCCAACTCCGCATTCGCCGGCGGCATCACGGTCACGCAGTCGAGCAGCAATACGGCCGGCGTGGCGATCACCGGCAACGGCACCGGCAACGGCATCACGGTCACGTCCGGATCAGGCGCGACGGGCACCGCGCTTGCTCTCGTAGCCGCGAGCACCAACGGCACCGCGCTCACAGCGACTGGAACCGGCACCGGCAACGGCGCGACCTTCACATCTGGCAGCGGTGCAACCGGCAACGGCGTTGCAATGACGGCTGCCAGCACCAACGGCAACGGCCTCGCCACGCAGGGCACTGGCACCGGCTCGGGCAGCATCCACACCGGCGGTGCAACCGGCGACGGCCTGGAAGGCATCGGCGGCAGCACGTCCGGTGCCGGCGAAAGAATGGCTGGAACCGCCGGCAACAGCCCCGGCTCATCGTTGGTTGGTCAGGGATCCGCCGCGGGCCTGCTCTCGACGGGCGGAGCGACGGGTGCGGGTGCTTCCCTTGTCGGCGGTTCCACCAGCGGCGTCGGCCTGCTTGCATCGGGCACGGCCGGCAACAGTGCTGGCGCAAGCTTCGTCGGCCAGGGCAGCGCGGCCGGCACGCTTTCCACCGGTGGCGCGACCGGCAGCGGCGTGCGCTACGTAGGCGGCTCAACCTCTGGTCTCGGCATCGCGACGAGCTACACCGCAGCCAATGGCGGCGCTTCCGAGCTCGGTTTCGACGTAAGCGGGACGCTCAGCGGCACACATTCGAGTACGACGGCCGATCTCGGCACCAACGCGCCGACGACCGTCAGCGACGTTGTGGGTCACACGCTGCGATTCCCGTCGCTCAACCTCTCGCGCTACGTGACTGCTTACGACACGGCCACCGGCATCGCGACCTTCAGTGCGATCGATCCAGACATCACGCTGACCAACGGCGCGAACTACATCCTCTTCGGCACTGCGCCAGCGAGCGGCGGCAGTGGGCCGGATGCGGCAACGATCGCCGATGCTGTTTGGGATGAGGCAACTAGTGGGCATGTCACCGCAGGCACCACTGGCGAACGCCTCACTCGAATCCCGAACGCAGCGGCCGGTGGCAACGGCGGTCTGCCAACCGTCAACGCGAGCAACTATGTCGCCGGAATCCAGGTGCTCGACGAAGATCTGACGACACTTGACCTCAATGCAACGCCGACAGGCGCCGCCTCATCCGTCACAGGCTCGGTCGGGTCTGTCACTGGCAACGTCGGCGGCAACGTGGTCGGCTCCACCGGTAGCGTCACGGGCGCGGTCGGATCGGTCACCGGCGCCGTGGGCAGTGTCACTGGCAATGTCGGCGGCAACGTCACAGGCACAGTCGGTGGTGTTGCTACCGGCGGCATCGTCGCTGGCTCGTTCGCAAGCAACTCGATCACTGCGGCCGCAGCCGCAGCCGATCTGACGACCGAATTGCAGTCGGGTCTGGCAACGAGCGCCGCTCTCGCAACGGTCGACACCATCGTCGACAAGCTCGACACCACCGTAGAGCTCGACGGCAGCGTCTACCGCTTCACCACCAATGCGCTCGAAAACGCGCCGGCGGGTGGCGGCGGCGGTAGCAGCGATTGGACTGCAGGTGAGAAGGAGCAGATTCGCTATCGCCTCGGCATTGACGGCGTGACCACGGCGCCGAGCACGACGCCAACGCTTGCCACTGCTGCAGCACTCACCTCGCTGACGAATACGGTCGGCGTCGCTGGCGCTGGCCTGACCGCGGTCCCATACAACGCATCCTGGAGCGCAAGCATCCGCACGGCGCTCGGGCTCGCAACTGCGAACCTCGATACGCAACTTACTGGCATTCCTCTCTCCGTGTGGAGCTACGTCGTCGAAGATCAGGGCAATGTGCAGGCTCGTTGCATGATGGCTCTCATCGGCGCATATGCCGCGGGCGATCTCGGCACATCCGGCGGCACATCTACGTGGCGTGATGCAAACGGCGCAGAGGTGAGAATCACGACGACGATCAGCGCTAACGGCGTTCGAAACAACACCATCACCTGCCCGAGCTACTGAGGTAACACCTCATGAGCTATCAACCAGACGGCTACCAACCAGAGGGATATCAGCCCGACGGGTACGACCCAGAGTTAAGCGACATCGTCGTAACCGGCGATGTCCGCCAACGCTTCCAGGTCAAGAAGCCATACTTCAACGAAGACGCCGTTGATTTCACGGCTTTCGCGCCCGCAACGAAGCACCCCAGCGAGACAATCCTGGTCGAGTTGGATCTCTTTGAGTGGTGCGCGAACTTCATCAAAGCAGGTGAGCAGGCGGATGAGGGTGAAGACTTCCGCCCGCCACAGCCCAACGGCTACGCATATCGCGTGACGACTGCGGGACAGTTCGGCCTGCGCATTCCAAATTTCTTTCCGAGAACTCTCGGACTCACTGTGCAATGCGGATCAGTAACGCTAATAACTGTGGAGGCCGGCGCTAATGGACTCTCAGCAATCACAGCGCCATCCGTTTATAGCAACGGCATCACGATCACCGGCGTTGCAGTTCGAGAGAACTGCAAGATCGTCGCTGCTTACACTGGAGGCGCGGAGGATAGAGATTATGAAGCGGTCTTTGCTTTCACGCTCAATGGCGTCACTCGGATCGCTCGACAGAAGGTGCTTGTGCGTGGCCCAGCGATTGAAGGACTCACGCCGGCACCACCAGACGGAGGAGCAGTGTTACTAGATGAACTCCAGGACGTCGTCATTTCAAGCCCATCAGCAGGCCAATTTCTATCGTTCAATGGAACGAACTGGGTAAACACCACAGCGGCTCTCGTTGATGGAATCCTGACCTATTACATCAAGAACGGCGCAAGCATCAGCGGTCTCACGATCGTCACAGGATCGGTTGACGACGCTCAGGCAGATATCAACCGGCAGGCGATCCAAGCTTTCATTGACCTCGCTGATGCGACTGAGGCTCAACTCTTCGTATCAAGTGAAATATTCGAAATCTTCGGCGGTCCGGTCATCTTCCGAGCGACTGCATTTGGCATCAAATGGCGCGGCCAGCTTTCGACGACTCTCCGACAGCGCTCGAACAATGTCGCGGTGCTTCAGCTTGGCGATACAGGTGCCGGCGGTCAGGTTATCGGACTCGATTTCGATGGCGCCACGCTGCATTATCTCAATGACCAAGCCGGGAACACCGGCGCGAATATGCTGGTCATTGGCAACCAATGGCTAGGCAAATATCGAAACATTCGCTGCGGTAACACGATCACGCTCGCGCGACCCTACCGCAACATCTACTACCAGGGCGGATCGTCTGTGTTCTCGTGCCATGGCGAGGACATCTATGGATGGCAGCCGTATCAATCATTCTTAGACATTGAGAATTTCGGAACCGGCAATGTCTTGACGAATTGCTACTTCTCTGGCGTGGGATTCAGCGGCGTTGCCCAAGTCGTCGCACGTCCCGTTGAGATCCGCGTCGGAACAGGTTCCCAGTTGCATGACAGTGCAATCAGCCAGCTGAATATCGAAACCCTGATCACTAATCGCATGTTCTATACGGCGAATTGGCGATCGTTCAAGATCGATTCATTCCATGTGGAGCATGTGACGCTATCAGGTGCGGGCGCTAGCTTCTTTTACAACGAGATCAGTACACCAGTCATTGACGGACTGATGTTCCTTGATTGCCGCATCAACACGGCAGAGGTCACAGACAGCATCCCGGCGATCTTCAAGTTCTTCAACGACGGCATAACGACTGTTACCGGATTCACTTGGGTGAATAACGTCAGCTCTAATATCAATATGCCGTATTTCATCAGCTATCAAGCCGATAGCGATGGCATCAACTCATCAAGCGCGAGATTGATTCTGAACTCTCCTCAGTTCGTTGACGGCGTCGGCACTGTCGTGCGCGACAATATGCGCATCAGTCGCACAGTTGGCGGAACAGATATGGATGGCGCCGTTTGGGGCAATCTTTCCATGCGAGCGGCAACGAGCATCAGGGTCGGCGGCGACAGAACATTCGTGCAGGAGCCAAAGCTTCGAATCGATTCTTCGCTCACGCTTTATGGCATTCAGTCAGTGGACGCTGAGGCAGTGGTGCTTGTACATGCGGCCAACATTACCATCAACATGTCGGATCGACTCGCACCGCCGATCTCGCGCTGGCAAAACGCTCGAATCAAGGATGAGGAAATCATGAGTTTCGTCGTGCTCGGCACCTCAACCGGCACCACGCGCGTAGAGAATCATGACGGCACCGAGATATTCACTCATCCCACTGCCACTGCCACGACGCGATATAACCTTCGCAAAAGCGGCGGCAATTGGGCATTGGCTTGATCAACGAAGGGGAAAGCAGATGATCATTGATGGAACTTGGCTGTCACCTGTCCAACAGAGAGAAGCGGTCGAATCTGGAAATACCGTTTTCTTTCCGTATGGATCTGACATCCATGGCTTGGCCATTCGCGCGGCCGACACTATGGAGATGTCGAAGCGACGTTACACGATCTCTCTTGAGTTGCAGCCAGATGATACCGGCGAAATCGGTCGCCTCATGCGTAAGGCGAGCATCATTCCGGGCGAGCTCGCTGAAACCCCGAATCTACCTGTGCTCCCGAAGCCACGCGATCCGAACATCGATTGGCGTGACGATCCGCGTGTGATAAAGCCCTGAGCGTCGAATGAAATACGGTGTACGTCTTGATCTCAGAGAGGTTAAGAAATACGCCAACGATGTTCAGAAGAAATATGTTCCTGCAGCGGCAGGTATCGCACTCAAGCGAGTGGGCACAACCACACGCAATGCTGCTGCCACCAAGATCAGGGAGCGGTTGGCTATCCGATCCACGATCGCCAAACAGGCGCTGAAGGTGAAGCGGATTGGTAATGGCATGACCATTTCCATCCTGGCTACTGGCAAGCCGATCCCATTGCGGGATTACGGTGCGAGCATGACCAAGCAGGGCGTGAAGTATCGTGTCGCGCGTGGCGGTAAAAGAAAACTATACGAACGCCAAGGAAGGCGAGGATTCATTGTGCAAAGCAGGGGTGGGCATGTGTTCGTCCGCATCGAGGACAATCCGCCCGGCCCACTCGAGGCTCGAATCCAGAAGGTGTTCGGGCCTTCTGTGCCCCAGTACTTCGTCACTTCGATCGTGACCGAGGTCATGGAGCAGACCGCACGCGATCGTTGGCCCAAAGAGTTTGCAGCGGCTTTCAGAGGCGTTTTGATTCGACGGACAGGTGTCGACATCGGCTCGTCCCTGGGCGGTCTCGGCACGTGACGCATGGCCCAATCGCACAGCAGCACAATGGGCATGACGCAGGGCAACATGCACCCAGTTGCGGCGACGCATCAAAATGGTGCATCGCGGGTCCTTCGTGGGAAACCCTTACCGGGGGTGCCAATGGCG